CGATCACACTACCTGATCCTGACCGCTCTGCAACGTCGAGACTGGAGTCTCCTGAAGACCTTGCACACTGTCTTTCGACAGAACTGATCTCGCGAGTCGGCGCTGTTCGGATTCACGAACGCGTCGTAACTTGGCATTGGCGGATCGAAGAGCGTTGGTAATGGCCGTCAGTACATCCTCGCTGGAGTCGTTGCCATGAAGGGCGAAGGTTTGATCCGAGTCCGATGACTTGAAGAGAACAGACGCGCGCCAACGGGCGCCATCGACCCAGATCCGGATCGATCCCGACATCCCACTCGCGGCTAGAATTTCCTCCCCGCACTCGTCGGCGACCATGGCCTCATGGTAACAGAATCAGTGATCGTAGTGTATGCAACCAATGATCTTGGCGCGAGACCTGGCGATCCCGCGGGCTGGATCATAGCGGAGAGAGAAGTCTGCGAAGTCCTTCACACCATCGAAGACTGCCATGCCGATCGTCTTCGCGGCAGCGACTTCTCGATCAGCACCGGACGACTGACCAGGCAACCGGATCAGCGCGTCACAGGCCTCCAGCCAGGATAGACCCCACTGCATCCACTGCTCGTACGGTCCTGGAAACAGCAAGTGCCAGAAGTGCGTCATGTGCGGAATGAACGGAGTGTGCCCCAGCTTCAGCACTTGATCTCCGGCTTCAACCGCGTTCCGGACGTTCTGCGCGACGTCGCCGATGGTGTACGGGCCAGCGATGTAGACCTTCATGGATTGCCTCTTTTCTCCAGTCGCCGGGTATGTTCCAGGAACTTCGGCCAGCAGATCGGACAGTACATGACACCGAAGACGCTTTGATGATCAGGATGATCACGTGTCAGATTGAGAGGCCGTCGGATCAAGAACTGTTCTCGGGCCTTCATGTCGCGTCCTCCGTAGGTTGCAAGACTTCCGGCTTCCAGTCGTCAGTAGGAACTGGGTAATTTGGGTCTGGCAACTTGCCTCTATGTAGCCAGTTGCAGAGAATCCGATTGCCATCTGACCACTTGTCAAGTGCCTCTCGCTCGTGCTGCGGGCAGAGCTGTGCGCCGTCGTCCCGCTCGATTCCACAGGCAGTACAGAGGCTCACGCTAAAAAGGCCCTGATGGCCCCCGGTCCTTTGGGAACCACCAGGGTGGCCACCGCCGTACTCCGCGGCGCCGGCTCATGTCGGCCGATCGTGTTCAGGCAGGATGCAGTCCAAGTGATAGTAGGCGCGGAACGCCGGGCCGGCCAGGTCCACGTAGACGTTACCGAAGATCGTCTCGTGACATCCGAGACACCGGAAACGAATGCCGGGAGCGAACCGAGCCGTTTCGATCACGCGGCGCGGTTCCTGACCCGGCTCGCCTTGGCCATGGCGATCCTGGTCTTCCTGCGTCGAAGAGCGCTCCGGCCATTGCCCTTGGCAGTCACGTTGCGCGGCTTGACCGGCTCACGCCTCAGCTTCTCAGCGAACGCCAACGTGACCGTCTTCCGCTCCTCCGCACGACTGATACCGAACATCGCAGCGAGCGTGCTCAGGATCTTCATGGTTCGTCTCCTTGGGTAGCGTGGTTTCGGTTCGGGTTCGAACGTCTTCAGGATGTTTATGACTCGTCTTCCTCCGGGTTGATCAGATGATCGGTTCGGTTGTGATCGCCCATCAGGCACATGTTCTTATCACAGTCGTCACAGATGTATGACTTGCATCCGTAACAGAACGATGATCCGCTGCACTTCCTCTCACACTTGAAGCAGATTTGTTTCGGCTTCGTAGGTCTGAGATGAGCTGTCTTCTCTTGTAACCGAGCCTTCCGCGCATCACGCTTTCCTGTTCGTCGTGGCAATGCCGCCCTCCTGGACGGACCTATGGGTCAGTTCAGTCCCGCCGGAATCCACAGCGCCGACATACCAGCTTACACTGCCGGTCCTCCATTGGAGCGCCACATCGGTCACAGAGGGGAGGAAGCATGAGGCTTCATTCTGTACACTCGGCGCCGGAGCTCATGATCGACATCTTCGATGATCACATCATCGCGCTGAACATCCACCAGCGCGTGGTCATGAATGACTATCTTACCTCCGTTCGAGATGATCGCCGCTCCCATGAAGTATCGAAACGACTCGGTCTCTTCGGCCACGATCTTGACGACCAATCGTGTCAGCGCTGCGCGAAGTTCCTGGTCAATCTGATACGTCATCAGCGCGTCTTCGATCCTAGCAACGGTCGGCAGTTCTATGTTCATCAGTCGATCCTACGTGCGACGCGAGCGCGGAAGTTGGCCGTCTGCCAGATCGATGATGTTCCGTCTCCTCGGTCCCTGACAGATTTGACTTCGATCACGACGTCCTCCGGCTTGAGGTCGACGTTCAGAATGCCTGACAGGTACTCGACGACCAGTTCCCGAAGTCTGTCTTCATCGATCTCGATCTTTATATCAGCGTACGACATGCCGGCTCGTCCTCCACGTAAACCGGAGCAACCAACATCACCACTCCATGAGGCATCGGAGCGTCCACGGTCGATCCGAACTTCTGCATCAGCTCCGGTGTATCAAAGGCTTCTCCAATCCACTTGTACGTCGTTAGTCGAAACTTCCTGAACGTTCTCACGCTTGGATGGGTATACCGCTCCAATCTGACAGCAGGAAACGAACGTTCCAGAACTTCGATCATGAATACAGAAGGCAGCGGTCCGCCTATGGTCTTCATACCTGGCCCATGCTTCGTGAAGAACAGAACGTCTCTAGCCATCAAAAAAGACCCGCCTTTCGTTGAAAGAAATGGTCGGGGCGGCAGGAGTTGAACCCGCGTAACCCTGGTCCCAAACCAGGTGGCCAGCCGTTGGCCCACGCCCCGATGTCGTCACCCGAAGATGATTGCCGCGATGATGATCGCCCACACCAGAACGCCGAGCGCAACGCTCCGGATCACACCCTTCGCCGCGTCAAGCTGATCCTTGACCACCGCTTCAACCGACCAGTCGAGACGTTTCATGACCTTCCGCCAGCGCCGGCGCTTTATCGGCCGAATGACCAACGCCCACCATAGGCGCTGGATCATGCCTTGATGTCGATGATCTGACCAGGAACGAAGACTTCCCGATAGACACGTTCGATTAAGCCCGCGCACTCGCACGCGCTGTCATACGCGGTCGTTCCCTTCGTGAGCTGATGATATCGATTGCAGCGCAACATCCACAGGTCCTTTCTCAACGTCTACTTCCCCGTGATCCGTTGTGGGATGCAGTTTGGTATTTTCCTGTCAGACTGGGTTCAGAGGCCCAGTCTGACAGGTGGCCACCGCCGTACTCCGCGGCGCCGGCTCCGGCACCACATCAGGCCGCTAGATCGGCACCTGATGATCTGTTATATCACGCGGGATCTTGGGACGGCGTTCAGTCGTCGTTGATAATCAGGAGGAGTAGGACCGTCATCATCTTTGAATCGAGGCAGAGGCTTCCGACGATGGAAGAAGTCACACATAATCCGGTTCTCGTCTGACCACGAACGATCCGGTAATGCCTTGGACTCACAGCAGAGACAAAGATGATCACTCGACGCGTAGGAGAACTCCACGCCACATCGGCTACACAGCTTCATCGGCCAGCGAAGAAGGCGATCAGACTCACTGCTATCGCCACCAACGCGATGACCAGCGCCCATCCGATCTTCGGCTCCTCAGGCTTCGTATTCATCTAAGATCTCGTCCTCCGCATCGACGAACTCCTGCATGATCTGAATGGCTTCGATGTCTTCCGGGTCACGGGAGTTCTGCTGTGCGATCTGAATCAGTCGTGCGAGCGCTTCGGTGCCAGTCATGGCCGACAAACCCAGTAGCCGAATCCGTTCTTGGTTAGGCGATGTGTCACCAGGTGCCCTTGAATCTTGATGTGGTCGTCACCGATCGTTACTGCTTCGGCCTCCTCCCATGATCCTTCGATACGAGCGACGACTTTCCCGTCACGATCGTGGGCGTCCGCGTTTCCGCTGACACACATGACTCTCATATCCTTGAGTTGGGCGACGATCGCGTAGTCATCGTCCGTCACCAGTTCGAAGATGTCGACCGACTGGAACTTCATCCCTTGGTTCTCCGAGGATCAGCGCCGTATGTGTGTTCGAACTGAATCCGGCCATCCTTACCGTGAACGACCAGCTGCGAAGGCTTATTGAGCCATGCTTCCATACGGCCCGCCTTAACCGCGCGGTACTTCGTCTCGAACAGCTCGCTCCTACCTGGCCAGCGAAGCTGCCACATCAGTCTCGGCCATGTCGAGGCGTGATACCGAGCCACACGAAAGATCACTCTTTTGGTTCGAGGCATGTTCCTCCATCCTCCGTACACCACGGGCATATGGCCGTCCGCACGCGATACGCACGGCCAGCGTCAAGGAAGACCTGGCGTGCTAGCTCCGGACCGAGGTTGTCCACCAGAAGCGCCTGCCTGTCCAGGAACGTTTGGACTTCGGATTGATCGCACCCGCGAACGGCTCTCCTGAACATCCTTTGCAGATGCCCTCGATAGGCTGCCACGAACACTAGCAAACGAAGTATCTCCGGCTTGTTGGCGCGGACAAGTTCGAGGGTCTGCTTGGACAGCGAGCGCCCGTTCCAGTTCCTGACCCGAAGCGACTGGCCATAACGTCTGACGACGACGCGGCGCCGGTACAGGAGCGCGAGAGTCTGTGACGGTCCCATAGGGACATTATCGCTCAGGATCGATCGCTCTTCACACATAGCAGATTGCCTCTGTCCAGTCGTTCGGATCGTTTCGTTTCACAATGCGCCTTCGACTCGGCGAAGTCGATGATGATCCAGGACCATCCGGAACCGGGCGCGATCAACAGCCAGATGGCAAGCACAATCACGACGTCATCGCACGGAGGTATGGGACATTCGACTTTGCCTTGTCAGGCGACACATATCGATGAGCAATCACGCTCTGACCGGCACAAGGACCTCGCTTGATCTTCGGCGCGACGTTCACACGGTCATTGTTCCTGGCAGTGTACGAACGCCAGGCGTCATCCAACGCCTTGAATGCGGCGTCGAACGTCTGGCCTTCGTGTAGCGCGATCCAGAACAGACGTCGCAGTCGGTAGTACTCTGCTTCGGCCTGGTCCGTGCCGCTGCCGCTCTTGTACTGACGTTCAGCGCGTTCGCCGTCTGATCGTGCGAGATCAAGAAGGGATGACATCGATGCTCAGCTCCTCCCTGATCTCCAACTTCTGAATCGCCGCGCGGCCAGCAATGCACTCCGGGTGTTCGCACGTCCAGCCTTCGTCACACCAGGACCACAGCGGCATCTCGTCGCTGCCGTTCAGTGCGACTCCCTTGAGTGCGGATGCCAGCGCGTCGATGACTTCCAGCAAGAATGACCCAGAGACAGGACCACCTCGTTGGGTCCGGATTCGAATGAGTTCGAGTCTCGTCATTGTCTCACTGTCCGGATTCGGATTGGCTGCTCGTAATGCCGTTCGAAGACGCCAGTCTGCCATCTGTACTCGTCTTCGAACTTCCTGGACAGTCGCTGTCCCAGGTCAATGATCTTGATTGCCTGGCCATCCCCCATCCCGATCTGCTTGCTTCGATGGGCCAGCGCTACCAGGATCTCCTCAGCTTCATCGGCGGTGAGGCGCACGTCTTGTCTTCCTTTCACGTTCCACCGGTCCTGACTTCGACCAGCATCCGGCTTGGATCTCGTACGTCGTCGTATCAGTCATAGCGTCCTCCACTTCCCGCGTGGTCATATCGCGGGTCGCGTCGCATCGTGTTCGATGTCGACAGTTTCACCCGTTCTGTTCGCTGGACTGCGGACAGGACTCCGCCTCCGCTCGGAGGCTTCGACAGCGACTCATGGAAGCGACGGAGGGCCTGAGTACATTGGTCCACCTGATCGTCATTCGCGCCAGCCGGAAAGACCGCGCACTCACGCACGAAGTCTTCTATCCACGGCGCGATCGTCGGATCTGGCAAGTAGACGTTGCCGGCTTCAACCATGAAGGACACAGCGTAGGCTCGCGCGATTTTCCCGCCTTCGGGATTGACCGGAATCATACCGGGGATCTCATGCTCCAATGTCGCAACAACCGCGGACCCGTTGGCCTTGTCCTCGACCAGCTTCTCCCGGATCATAGGCCACTTCGCGACGATCCCGCGCACGGCCATCAGCGTCGTCGGGAAGTTCATGCGATCCCGAACCTGATCGACCAGATAGCACGAAGCGCCCCACCGAGCCCAAACGCCTCCGGCTACGTAATCAGAGTCACTCAGATCCTTGAACGCGCAGTCCAGAGAGAAGATGATCTCGTTCGCCGTCGACAGGTCCGGCAGCGCCTTGTAGTAGCGCCACCACATCCGCTTCAGGATTCCGCCTTCGTCCGGAGCTGGGTCTTGCTGATGCTGACTGGCAAACGCGTAGCTCCCCAGGTCGACCTTGGCCTGAGCGATTTCAGTCGGTCCGAATCGTGCGGGCCAGAGCAGCTCACCGTCCAGCTTCCGTGGATCAACCCATCCGATCTTCGAAGGTAGCACAATGCGGGAAGGCTTGTACTCGGTCGGCAGATTGAGACGTTCATACCCCGCATTCTTCGCTTCCAGGTGGCCAACAAGATCCGCCTCGTGACATCGTTGCATGATGATCACACGCGCTGACTTCTTCGGATCGTTCCGCCGAGAGGACATGACCTCATCCCACCACCGACAGACTTCCTTGCGTGCATTCTCCGAGTGCGCTTCCTGGAGGTTAATCGGATCGTCAACAACAATGACGTCGCCGCCTTCGCCTGTGTTCGACCCGCCAACTGACGTCGCGAGGCGATAGCCGGTCTTATCGTTCTCGTACCTGGTCTTCTCGTTCTGGTCGCCGACCATTTCGAAGACGTCGCCCCATCTGACCTGGTACCACGGCGACTGGATCAAGTGACGAGACTTCACTGAGTCACGCGTTGAGAGCGTCTGGGCGTATGCGGCGTATAGCCACTTGATAGAAGGCTTGCCGATCCATCCCCAGGTCGGCCAGAAGACCGAGACCGTCAGCGACTTCGCATGACGAGGCGCGATGGTGATGATCAGGTCACGGATCTGTCCTCTGGTCACGGCTTCCAGATGATCGGAGATGGCATCGATGTGCCAGTTGGGAACGAAGAGTGTCTCGGGTTCGACGATCTTCCATGCTAGCGCGGAGTACTGTCTGAGCGAGCATGAGGCTAGCAGTGTGTCGAGGTCGATATCCCCCAGCAAGTTTGAGATCTCATTCAGCGCTCGCGTGCGAGCCATCGTCGTCAGCCTCCATCTGACGACTATCCTACGCTAGCCTTTCGGTCGACGCGAGCGCCAAGTGCCGGGATAGTCCCGGCGTAGAGGTGGCGTAAAGTCCGCCTCGTCACGGCACTGAAGATCCCTCAGCAGCCGACTCACTCGTGCCTTCGGAACATTTACCGCCTTGCTGATCTGATCGGCCGTCTGATCCGCGCTGGTCAGCGCTGCTCTGATCTTGTCGCGTTCTGTCGTCAGCGTGATGTATGAGTTCAACGATGGCCTCGGTTTCGACCCAGGCAGAGTATCGGGGCTTGGCAGGATCATAGATCATCCTTGACGGTCCGTGAATGACGACGCCATGCGCGGGAACCGCTTGGCCTCCGTCAGGTTCAACTTCAAAGACCGGGAGCTGTGGGTACGGCTTCTTTCCAGGCTTCCGGTTCGCCTTGAGATTCCCCGGCAAGACGAAGATGCGCGTGATCATTCTGTGTCGGAATTGAAGCCTGAGAACTGTCGGCCTCCTCCTGGTACTCCGCCCCCGCCTCGGCCCATCTCGTTATATCGCCGATCGCTTTCCATCCTGAAGGCGCTGTTCTGATCGAGCCACCGCTCTACATTGGCGACTCGTCGTTGCTCTGAAGACAACGTTCGTCCAGGGAAAGCACCGCCCCACACCCCTCCGTCAGGCACTGGACGGTCACGTCTTGCAGGAGGTCGTGGTCCTCGTCGTACTCCACGTCCAGGACGACTTGGCTTCCGCACTTTGGACATTGCATTAGCCCTCCATCGACCGGCGCATGTTCTGATCGATCTCCGTCTCTACGCTTCGCGTCTCACGGCACGGACTGATCGTACATGCCTCATACGATCCAGCATGTAGCACGTGTATCTGTCTGGCGTACCAGTCCAGGTAGACCTGACAGTAGTCCTCGAACGCTGAACATCCACACGCGCATTCACCGACGTCGAGGGCTTCGCCGCTTACCGGATCGTGAATCGGCCCGCACGGCCCGTGAGGTCCTTCCTTTCGGCATCCGTGTCCGATCTCTGTCGTCATCTAAGACCTCCACGAACGTCTTTCGAGGTGACTTGCCAGGGCAAGGAATCTCACACAGGCTGTCGGTTTCAGGCACGTAGGCCGTACAGTTCAGCCTCTTCCTTGGCGCTAGTGCAGGCCCCAGGAACTCATGTCCAGCAGGACATGTCCAGACCGTCAAGACCCGATGTCCGAACTTCCGAGGAGCGATACAAGAAGGAAGATAGATGATCCCGACGTCACCTGGTTCGATGCCTCCACATCGATAGCAGTACACCACGTCCGGCTGAGGCCGATAGACCAAGCCTCCTCGACAGCGAGGGCACAGCTCGATCTGTTTCGGCGGCAGTTCCGTCTGTCCTATCCGGTGCTCGGTCTGTAACGGCTTCATGACTTCTCCTTGCAGCCAGAACAGATCCGCCATGGGCCGTTCTCGCCGAACCTCGGGAGCCGCGACCAGTTCGACATGATCACCTTGCCGCATCGTGCCATGCGCTTCTCGAACGCTGGGTATACCGGAAGCAGAGGAGAGACGTGATTCCGTCGGCCTCGGTGAGCGCGTGCGAAGCTGCATCCGGGGAAGTCCTGAGCGAGTTGTTCAGCCTTAGCCAGAAGCCGCGCATCATGCGGAGTCATAGCTCTGTTGACCGAGCTGCGAAGAACGAGCTGAGTTTGGTGTTCCCTTCACGAGCTGTGACCTCGACAACTTCTTTCCAGATCAGGTCTGCACGAGCTTGAACAACGTTCTTGATGCCTTCAGCGATGGCGAACTCCCATGCTGCCCAGATCGGTAAGCCTTTGTCTGGGTTCGCTGCGTACTGCTTCGCAGCATCGACGATCTTCTTGGCCAGCTCCTCCGCCGTCATCCTGATTCCTCCTTGGCCAGCGACGCTTGCATCATATCCAGTTCGTCCTTGCCCAGCATGACCTGCATCGTCGCAATCGGCTGACCGATCGGGACCGTCTGGAGACAGATGCTCCCCTCATGCACCTTGTATCGCACAATCGCCATGTCGCTCTGATAGATCGTCGTCCATGTACCACCGATCACTTCGGGCCTCTCATCGGGTACCGCCAGTGCCGATGGCAGATCACACAATAGACGACCCCACGCTCAGGAGGAAACACCAAAGACGCAATCCATGCGTACCGATGTGCGATCAGGCACCAGAGGCTCATCACCAGCCCCTTTTGTCTCCGATCGTTCGCATCTCCGGAATAGACGGGATCGTCTGAATGATCATCGTATCATCGCCTCGCTGCCACTGATCAGCAATGGGAAGCTGAAGCCATCCGCCTCCGTGCTGTCGACGAAGGGCGATCCCGAGGGCCTCGTCATGCGTACGCCGAACGCCGATGAAATCCCCGTTGAGCAGGACGACGTAGAGAGTCATAACGTCTTCCAGTCGGGAAAGGGCGTCTCCATATCGCGGGGCCACCAGCGATAGACGAATCCGCGGCGCGGGACAAAGACCCGAGGAATCGTTACCGCGACGGCGCTTCCCTCACGGATCAGGAGCCACCCAGTCATCCGAATCCCACGAGGGACGATCGTGCCTTGAACGATAGAGACCAAAGGGGCATAGCCGCGCAGCTTCCCATTACAGACGATGTACACCCGATCACCTCGAAACAGATCACGAGGCGCAGTCGGCACGGAGAACGAGTACTGACGACCTGTCGGTCGGTCACCCGGCAAGTCACCTTCTTCTAACCACCGAGACCACTGCTTCACTGGCACGGTCACCACAACGTCACTCATGGCGCTGGTTCGTCCAGACACCCAAGCGCTTTGAACAGTGTCTTCATGGCCAGTTCGTCCTTTTGGTTTGCTACCACGCATCCAGCACTGATCGACAGTACGTCGAAGCGATCCAGGAGCCAGGCGAAGTCTTGAAGGATCGGGTTCTTCTTGAACTCCTGACTCATCCTGATCGACCGCATCCCGGACCGAATACGTTCGATACGTTTCATGGGACAAGATCCTCGAACGTAGCGTCTTCGCTCCTTCGTCTGATCTCAGCAACCAACCCGTCTCGTTCGAGCCGGACCATGGCCAGTTGATTCATCAATCGCCCGACGGCGCGGCCCCAGAAGCCTTCTCCAAGAGGAGTGGCAGATACGATCTGCTCCGTCAGGATGTCGCGCTGGCGTTCGGACTCGACCAGCCGGCGCTGAACCCGCGAGAGATCGGAGGTCAGCTCCTCGACTCGATCCATCAAGGACGAGAGCTGGTAGTCTTCGTACGTTTCGTCCATCGTTCAGGCCCGCGAGTAATGGCTTCGAATCCGGTCCTCCGAATGCGGGATGATCAGCGGTAGCGGATCACCCTCCGGCCACTTCAGGAAGTCCGCGAGGTCCGGAAAGCGAACCGTGATCAGCTTGTACTGGAGACGTCGCAGGAAGAACGACGAAGCCGCTGAGGGGTGAGCGTTATCGGCTCGATCGATTCTAATGCGTTCCTGAACAGCCGAGAGCAGATAGTCCAGTTCGGTATGTGTCAGAGTCGTCATCGTCGGAACTCCTTCCAATCACAGTCCGCCAGCCGAGAGCAGATAGTCAAAGCATCCTCCTTTGATCTTTTCCAGCAGGCCAGCATCGCGCGTCATGAACTTGTATCGCGGATCGCGCAGGGCCTCGTATGTGACCCACGCAATCGTCTGCGCGCTGTCGACCGTTCGGTTCGACCTTGCCGCCCGGGAACTCCCACATGCCGGGCATCAGCTTGTGGGCCGGACGTTGCTGCACGTAGAACTCGCCCTTGTGGTTCTGAATGATCACCGCGACCACGGCCTGTCTGATCATCCCTTGCTATCCAGGATCTCAGTTCCGTCCGGCATCTCCGCTACGACTCTGGCCTGTAACGCCTTGACGGTCCGGTTGACCTCGATCAGCATCGCTATCTGATCGCCCGTCAGCATCTTCGCCAGCATCGCGATCGGAATCGCTGACGTCCCACCGTTCTGATCCTCAATGATCAGCTTCTCCGGCGGCTTCCCGTACGCGTAGTGATACAGGAGCGTCACGATCGCTGGGTGCTCCGTTCCGTCCTTGATCCGCGCGAGCTGCTTCTTCTGAACGTCCGGGTCCTCCAGAATCCCCCGCGCGATATCCCGTATCCGTACGGTCGTCCGATTGAGTACGCCCTTCTTTCTTCCAGCGCCAGGCGGACGAGGTTCCCCCTTCTTGAATCGACTGATTGGCCGTCCGTTCGGTGGAGATGCCAAAGTGGTTACCTCCTTGTCATTGTATCAAGAGGCAAGTCTGTCTCGCTTCATCGACAAAGGCTCACAATACGAACAGTAGGGAAGGCCTTTCAGCTTCTTCCGAGGACACTGCCAACGCCGATTGACATAGCGAAGTCCTTTTGATCGACGCTCGAATCGTGTCGGACATCGATCCTGCCGCTCGGGTCTCATCGCATCATGACCCAGACAATGAAGGCAATAGCAGCAAGACCGAGCACAACCATGAGGTTCGGACCGATGTCGATCATGGCGTGACCTCGAACTCGTAATGCCCGCCGCGCCGGCTCGATTCCCACGTCGTAAGCCACAACGACTCGTGTTTCTGCATCGCTGCGATGATCTCTTCGTTCCCCGACCACCCGCCGGTCGATACCGCATACAACGTGCCGCGGTTCAGAAGTGGCGCTCCCTTGGGAAGGGCCTGTTCGGTCCATCCCCAGTCAGGCGACCACCAGACCGCCTTGATGAACGCGAACCATCCCTTCGGATCGTTCGATGGCCAGGTCCGGATCTTCGCGAGCTGCTCCTCGGTCGGATAGTCGCTCATACCTGGTATGCCTCCAGGTCCTTGATCTGTTGCGTGAGCCTCGCGATTCGCTTCTGTCGGTTCTTTTCCAGATCAGCAAAGAACGCCTCCGCTGCCGCTTCGAACTGTTGCCATGTCCCGCGGCGAGAGGTCGATTGATTGAACGCTGCGCGGAGGGCCGACTTGTTGGCTTCGTACCCCTTTCTGGACAGATACACGAAGGCGCTTGATCGCTCTCGACCGATCGCTGGCTTCGTCCCGTACCCAGTCAAAACGAACCAGTCATCCGGAGCATCTTCCAACGCACGATCGTCCGTGCCGATACTGATCGTTGGTACCTGGATCGTCAGTCGACCCTCACCTGCAAGACACGTGATCGATCCTGGGAGTATCTTCATCACGCCACCTTCAGTTGCTCAGGGTCGTTGACGATCTCGACTGTCAGGCCCAGGAACTTCGTGATAGGCGCTCCCATCTCCGGCCGGTACTGCATCGGTATCCGTTCAACCAGGTAGTCACGGAAAACGATCGACGTCGCCGGGTCCATCAGCAGCTTCGTCGGATAGGCTCCGTGACTCGCTACATGCCGCGAGATCAGCGCTCGGACCTGTTCTATCATGCTTCCTCCCCGGTGTTGGGCGTGACGTGATGCGCCCGATCGTCCCACAGCTCGGTCATGCCCATGTCTTTCATATACGTGGTCTCTAGACGTCTTCGCACCAGAGATGTCGCGGCGCCAGGACTCGACGGGTTCACCCGGGCGGTGAAGATCTTCACGGCGTCTCCGTTGGCCAGCCAGGCCTTGACACGTTCGACCATCGCAGGAATCGGAGGTCCGATCTTGGTCGGGCCTTCCCACTCGCCGTACTGTGCGAGCGTGCCGTCGAGATCGACTCCGATCCACGGACTGATGTCCTCGAACTTCAGTGACTGCGCCATGGCTTGACTCCTTGTGTGTATGGTACGTAGAGCGGGTGTCTAGGCTCCCCTTTCTCCGTCAGTCCGAGACAGCCAGCACGCAACGCCATCGTCAGCAGCGGCCTGATTCTGTCGCCGACTCCCGACGCATTCGATCCCCAGGCGACGATCACTGGCCGAGATCGAACCACCTGAAGAATGTACTCGTAATTATGCGTGCCGATCGGGTTCGGATGTCTGGCTAGCGCCTTCGGGTTCGTCGATCGCAGAGCAAAGACATTAACGATGATCATACCGTCGTAATTCCACCGCTTCGCGAACCCCATGCAACGTCGGAGAGTCGGGTCCAGCTCGCGCTCTGTCGCTGTCGACGGGTTCAACATCAGGAAGACGATATGCCCTCTTCCTCGTATGCCCCAGGTCCGCCAGAGCGCGTAACGGTATGTTGCCTCCGGTCGGCCATAGATCGCTCCCGCATGATCAGGCGCGCCGAATAGATCGAAGCGATTGATCGTCCTGCAAACGTCTTCTCGGAACGGCGTGATCATCAGGCCGAATCCCTTAATTGAACTGAGCACTCACCGCTGTGGTACTGGCTCAGCGTGCATTGATAAGGCACATCGTTGGGCGTGAAGAAGAGCAGACAACGGAACTGGCACCAAGGCGGGCACTGGCCGTGGACGTACTCATGCATCTCGACTGGAGAGCAAGTCGGCTCGGTGTTCACTTGCGAGCCTCCGTCCGCCACCGCTCGTGGGCCAGTCTTTTCAGCTTCGCTCGGACAGCTTCGGACGTGTGTCGCCTACTCACCCTGCTCCACACTTCTCTCGTCGCGGTGTAGTAAGTGATGCCTCCAATCCTCAACCACCTGACGTATTGCTCCACTATGGTCAGCTCGTCGGCGGTCCAGCTCGGCATTGCGTGCCTCCCACAACTCACGACGATCGATCGCCCCCAGATCATATCCCCCAGTCAGCGCCGGGTTCTCAATCCAGTGTGGATCGAAGCCTGGTGCCCAGATCCCGCGGGCCCAGGAGGCGACGCGAGGAAACGCCCAGCTGAAATACTGATGCACTTGCCAGCGTTCACAGGCTTCGTCCCGGTCCTCGACACGCCACGGCAAGCCACTCCACTTGACGCCACTCCCCTTGGACATCAGCGAGAGGAGAGCGCGTCCTTCAACTTGTCAAGCATGCCGCGGGCGGTGACACCGACGATGTCAAACTGCGCTAGCTCCCAGTCCTCAGCTGACAGGACTCGGCTCACGGACAGCCTGTCCCCGTTCTCACGCTCTCCAATCGCCCTCATGGCATAGACTGGAACAGAAGCACTGCCATTCCCACGAGCCGAACGCGGTGATGGAACCCAACACACCCGGCTGGCTGTCTTGCACTGCACGCATCACCCTCTTCATGGCTTCGCCTCACACTGTGTCATGGTGAACTTCATCGACATGCCTGTCATCTCCTTCTCCACCACCTTGCGGAACTTGAGGCACGACTCCAGGTCAGTCGTCTGGAAGGACACGAGAACCGGGCCACCGAACGTGGGTATGACCATGGCGACGACGAACACGAAGGCGATCATAGATCCTCCCTGATTGGCGCTCGTCGGGCGACCGCTGGTGATAGTGGGAAGTCTGGTTCTTCTTTTCTCTTCTGCCCTTCGGATCGTTCGATGTCCCCAGCGCTTCGCTTGAATCTTCTATTGATTGTCTGAACGATGTCTTCCGCTTTGATCAGGATAACAGGGCGTTTGCGGACGTTTGGCTTTGCGGCGTCACGCATTCCCTTCAGTGTGCCTGCGCGCAGTTCGCTGCACATCAAACATGTTCGCTGCCACACGTACAATTCCCCGAAAGTTCCACAAAGATCACATCGACCTCTTCCGATAGCGCTCATGCCTTCAGCGCCTTGAGTACCAGTGCGTCGAGTTCATCCTCTGAGTACTGGTAGCGATTGAAGTCATTATCCGGTTCGATGTTCGGCGGCACCAGGACGAATGGGCCCGGTCCAGCCGCACCTTGTTCCGTGATCGTCATGACCGTGATCGTTGGGGAATCCAGTGGGATGCTCTCATGGAACATCCCAGCGGGAAACTGATACGTCGATCCTGAGTCAATAATTTGCTCTCTGATCACCTCAATGCTCGTCGTGAAGTCGACCGGGCTCAGTTCCGTCTGTTGCAGTTGGCCTCGGATCGTCTGGTAGAACCGATACTCCTTCCCTCGAACCAGACGGAATATACGATTGTGAAGACACCCCTTGATCACCCGACTGGTGAAGCTGAAGGTGTGATTGTGGATTGGCGTACGGACCTTCTGCGCAGGGAAGTCCGGCCAGACGTCCCAGACATGCATCCGGACGTCCGGCGCGATGTCCACCTGAATGAACCCGTTTCCGTGCATCCTGGTGTTCCTCATATTTCGTCCCTCAACGTCACCTTTCGGCGCCCTGGCGTAGCGATCACCTGATCCTTGATCCGAATATCCCGGATCGACCCAGCGGGGAGAGTCTGGCCCGTATTGATCTCCCACTGGGCACGGACACACTTGGCCAGCGATCCATCCGAGAGACCTCCCCAATCGAACAGGAGCCACTGGAGATAGCTCGTCGGGAGGTCTCGGATCTTCTTCCCGGCGTGCTTCCCGAACGGCATGGCCATGTACTTGGCCAGTTGGATCGGAGTCACACCGCTTCCTTTCCCCATCTCGCGCGAACTTGCCACGGGACATGATCGACTGTCCTTCGCTTCTGTCGGCTCATGCGATGCATGCCTTCTTTCGCGCATTCAGGGTCACAATACTTCTGATGATTGGACTTGGGCAGGAACGCGCTTCCGCACTCAGGGCACTCTTTCATCATCGTAGCTTGCCAATCATCGTCACTAGTCGAAGGCCGACGTCTTCCGCATAACGGTCCTCCGGACGATGTTCACGCGCCTTGTCCGGATTCCGATTGTACGCCCGGAGCGTCGTGGCCGACATCTCACCGTACTTCTTCTTGAGATCGACCAGATACGCGATCCCCAGCTTGACGTTCAGCTTCGGGTCGGCCAGTGATCCGAGCGCTGTGTACCGACCGTCCCGCGATGCGACCGGAGGTTGATAGTCGATCTTCTTTGCATCAGCGACTAGCTTCGCTGTCGACGGAAGGATCTGCATCAGACCGATCTCTCCAGCCTTGCCGATCGCGTCAGGCTTGAACCCAGACTCCTTGTCAATCATCGCGAGGATGATAGCAAAGTCGATCCCTGCCGTCCGAGCCTCCTCCAACAGCACTCGCGGGAAGTCCAGGAACTCCCTGATCGTCGCCTGTGGATTACGCTCGACGACCACCGCGAGGATCTTGTCTTCGATCGTCTGAATCTGATGATGCACGACGTCCTGCTCCTTGACGCCCTGCTTGACGCCCATGCCCAGGCCGACCAGGACTCCGGCTCCCAGCGACAGCGCGATCACTAGCGCGATTGGCAAGATCAGCTTTTTCACGTTCAGCACTCATTGCCTCCAGTCGTTCACAGATGCGTTGGTACTGGGACGAGATGCCTCGCTTGTCCTGGTATGCCAACGCGCCTGCGCAGTACAGTGGCCGGCGAGACGTGTCGTCGTCATCTTCATCGACAGTCGTCTTGTGACACATGAAGTGACCACCGGACTTCAGCGTGCTGGTGATCTCCTTCCACCGACCTGGATAGAGCGACTTCCTAAGTGCAAGACCAGACCCGCTCGTACTGAACGGGCAGTTCTCACATGAGGCCGTCATCCTCCATTGGCTGCCCATGAGGATTATATCGCGGCTTCCGGACGATCCTTTTACTTCAGGCGAAGAATCCGCTCATCGTGAAGATTGGATGTATCCACCGAGGAAAGTCCATCGTGCGAGAGAACAGAACGATACCGATCGCAGTCCGGCCGTTTCGCTGTTCCTCCATCGATCGTCCCGTGGTCAGGACGTCATCGACAATCAGCAACGGGTAGCCAACTGGAGTCGCCCTCTCCAGGGGCCTGAGCGCACCGGCAAACGCTAGGCCCCCTTTCGGTACGCCTTCGACAGCGGAGAAGCCGAACCGAGCAGCAACGATATTTGCTAGCGCACTCCAGTCCTCAGATGTCAGTGCATCACAGTCAATCTTATACTTCGACCGCTGACCGGAATGCAACATGAAGACACGACCAATATTGAACAGGTTCATAGAATGATCTGACGTGCTTCTTCAGACCACTCCTTCGTGCTCCATCCCAGCGCTCGGAGGCCAGGAACCTCCATTGGGATCGCGCCGAGCGCTTCCACCATCGGAATCGATCGAGCGAACAGGTCTTCGATTGCGTCTTGCCGTCTCCGTATCGCGCGCCAGTGTGCAGTCTCCGCTGCGCCCATCCTGACCTTGAGGTCTTCGCAATCCTCGTTCTTCCGTCGTAGCTTCCGCTTGGTCGTCTCGTACGCTTGCGACAGCATGGTGATCGCGAACTGCCGGTTCTGGGACTTCTGCTGGGTCTTCGCGAGCTGCTTGGCCAGATCAGTCCGTTCCTTGGTCATACGACACAGATCGATCGCTATCGCGTGCTCCGAGTCAATCGCGGCCCGCCGCTGCTCCGTCAGAGTCCGAATCTGCTCCCGGTGTTCTCGGGCCAACTCCACTCCTGATAGTGCGACTTGCCGAAGGTTGTTGATGGCGCCGATCAGCGACTCGTGCTCCGGGACTTCCAGAACCGTCCGGAGATAATCGTTCAACTCCGCAGCAGTTGTGTGGACCATTACTGTCCTCCTGGCCAGCGCACAGCGTCGGCCTTGCCGATCAGAACCAGCCATGCTGCCTTGATTCGCTTCGTCCACGATTCGCCTTTGACCATTGGCCGCGCCGGGAGCCAGTTCTTGCCGATCTTGACGCGGTTCCGTCCGATCGTATCCGCGAGGTCACGAAGGGTGTACAGCATCAGTCCGGCAGCTTCGATCCGTTCGCCTTCTGCCACGCCCTCATCTGATGCGCGGTTTCGATCGCGCCCTGCACCTTCTGGCGCGCGGAGTCCGGCATCACTTTCCGCGCGTGATGGTACTCCATAATCACGCTGGATGCCCAGTCCTCGACGCAAGCAGGTGCGGTTACGTCCTGCGCTCGGAGCGTAAAGATCGGTTCGTCTGCCTTCACCTTTGCGAGGCAGGTATCGGTCGACTTGAGCGCCATGGATAGTTCTCCTTTTATTCGGTGATGACTTCAGTAGGAATACCGTACATTCGTGCAGTCTGGACACAGTGCTTCGTACCTCGGGACTTCTTGGAAATGTCGGGATGAAACGCTATGACCAGATCGGGATTCAACAGCAGCATCTCCAGGTTCCGAATGATGCCAGCGCCATTCCCGTACTTTGACCAGTCTGCGGGATGTGGATCGACCTCGAAGCCGAGCCCGATCGCCACGTGACCAGCGATCGAGTCAGCTCCGCGGCACGCGCCGTGAATAATCGTGGTGCCAGAAGGCAAAGCAGACAAACGGCGTCGAATTGATTCCACGTTCGTCCAATGGCGAGACCCTGTGACAATCACCAGCATAGCGCCTCCGATTCCCCGGAGGAGCGTAATCTCCTCCGGGGAGGGAGAGACGTTTGGCGCCGCACCAAGCGAACTCCGAGCTGGTGGCCCGAAGCGGCGAGGATAGCGCGGCGGCCTTGGGTACCAGGACGACGCCTCAACACCCGTGACCCGTCCTCGCCTACGATCCTGTTACGGTTGCGACACGAATCCTGGGATGGCCGGACGGACCGGAGGCTTGATGATCTGGCCGTCCGGCGTCACGACCATGCGCGGAGGATATGAGACCATCTGGAGTCCGCCGGAGTCTGCCTTCTTCTTCAGACTGTCGTCCTTCATCCCAGTGATCTGGAGCATCAGCTCTCCCTGAACGAAGGTCGATGCCGTACCGACCCCAGCACTCACCGTCCCAGCCAGCGCGTACGGAGTCGCACCGCCTGACAGTCCCGATCCACCGACAGCAGCGCCGACCATGGCGCCATTCGTCTTGTTCACCGGCCGGATCACGAACTCCACGATGCCGGTGTTCGACCCCTTGTCCATGGCTGTCTTCGCGGCAGCGCAGAGCGTCGACAGCCACGGCTTGTCCTTCGTCCTGATCAACGACACACCGACGAATCCTGTCATGTCCGCTGTGGGAAGAAGATGATCCCAGGCAGGATAGCTCAGCGAGATCTCCTTGACGCCTTCTCGGGCAGTCCCGATGTAGTCATCATTGACGCCCCAGAAGCCGAGGCCCTTCGCGCATCTGTCCGCCTGCTCATACGTCATGCGCGATGGCCGAATGGCACCGGCACCGTTGATGTACACGTCCGGCTTGTACGGCTGTGTGAAGTTAGGATAGGCACTGATGACGCCGGGAAGCTGGATCAGATTCGACCCGCTGTTGATCGTCTGGGTATTGCCGGCGTTGGTCGCGTCCTGGATCTGCCCCTGTTCCTGACCCTGACCTTGCTTCTGGTCCTGTCTCTGACGCGCAGTCGCGGCGGCATCTCGCGGTTCGGGGTACCACTCCGCGTAGACGGAGGTCGAACCTGCGAGCATGAGCAGGATGACGAAGACCGTGATTCTTCTCGCGATCATGATGCCTCCTTCTATTCTTGGGTGGAAAAGATAGGACCGGCCCCACCAGAAGGGCCGGTCCCCTCATGTGCGTCCTAGTGCCGCGGCGCCGGACGTGTCGTCGTCACACGAACGTAGACCGAGTGGGTATCGACGGTCTTGATGGTCAGGCCGTTGTAGGCCGACGCCGATCCGCTCTGGCCCTGATCCTGGTACTGGCCAGCGAACTGCTCCTGCTTGCCGTTGCCGTTCTGGAAACCGATCAGCTTGAAGTGCTCGGACTGGGTATTCAGTCCGCCCGCGATGGCGCCCTCGACAGACACACAGCCACAGCGATGCTTGTCGAAGATCACGGCGCCGATGATGCCACCCTGGGTCTGCGAGTTGCCACCGGACAGCACCTGGAACTGTGGGCCCGAATGGCGCGTGCCCTCCTGCGACATGCCGGCGAGCGTGCCCTGGCTCTGGCCCTGCTCGAAGACGGCGGACGTCCCGTTCGCCCACAGGCTGCTGGTGTCGACGACCTTCTTCTCGTACGTGGAGCTGGTCTTCACACTGTGGCCGTAGCCGTTGCCGTTCTCGTTGTCATTGCCAGCATTGACGACGACCGGAGCCACGACAACCGTGGCGATCAGTGCAGCGACGATGATGAATCCCTTCATGTCTCTTTCTCTCCCCCGACGACCAGTGGTTGTACAGATGTGAGAATCTTGATCGCCCACTTCAATGCGTCCATTTCCTCCTTGTCGTAAGTTAGATTCTTCGGAGACCGAAGAATCCTGTTCTCCAGGTGCAACGCTCTCTTGGTGAGCGTCGCGATCCTGTCCCGATCAGCCGTAGTCACGGCTTGGGTCCTTCGACTCCTGTCGCATGCTGATACCGCCCCGAGTACGGGATCTCCGGAGGTCGGTCAAGTTTATGAACGATCACCTGACAGATCCGCATCCCGAAGTACAACGGCAGAGTCCGGTACTGACTGACGTTGCACAGCTCCAACGTTCCGACGCCGGACCATCCTGGATCGAACCAGAAGGCCAGACTATGATTGAATCCCTCACGCGCACGGGACGACTTCAGCTTGCATTCCAGCGCGCAGTCCAGCGGCACTTGGATCGTCTCCAGCGTCTCGGCCAGGACGAACTCACCCGGTCGAAGCATGTACGGTCGGTCTCCGTTGGTCCGGCTCAGATCGTACGCCAGCCAGCCGGCATCGCGAGGCGTAATGCCAGCAATCCCCTGTGGGTTGCCGCACTTCCCGCATGTCGACAAGTAGGTCCGCGCTGACTCGACCAGCAGCTTGGAACCGATTCGGATGTCGATGCTCGCTGGGTTCAGCAGGTCAGGATCGTACGGACCCAGCAGATTCTTGATGCTGCCGTCCCGAAGATCCATCCATCCTGGATTGCACAGCGCCTTCAGCGATCGATCACTCAGGATCATTCGTTCCCCTCACGTGTTTATATCACGCGCTCATTCGGTCCCAGATCCGTTCGATCCACGCCTTTTGCGGCTCCGTCATCGAACGCATACGACTCCACTGATCCGTGATGTCGACAATGAAGTCATGCTCTCGCGGCGCTAGCCGGTCCATGAAGTGCGCTGAAATCGCTTCCAGGACATCATCGATTTCCTGATCGTCTTTGAACACGTTGCACCTTCTTCTTGTACGCGGCGACACGCTTCGCGAGTCCTGGATCAGCCTCGGACTTCAGTTCCTTCCTGACGTGCGTAGGCATGTAGTCCTTGCCTCGGGCCGCGAGTACTTCCATCAGGTCAGTCTCCAGGAACAAGTCCCAGATGATCGACCACCCAGCGGCCGGCATGACGACCAGGAACGGAGTAGGACGTCCAGCCCCGAAGGACGGCTTGACGAGAACGATCGGCAGCTTCCCGGTTTCGATGCCCTCGACATGCATCTCCTCCACGAGGTTGACCAGCTCGCGCAGAGGAAGCTGCTTGACGTTCTTGACCTGCGCTACGAAGTCATCTGAGTTAATGTCGAGTCGAGCGCCCATGTTCGCGGGGAACCGCTTGCCTCCGATCAGCGCTGCGGCTACGCGCTCGGCTTGTTTCCATCCGGTACGTGACATCAGACCGGCACCGCGACTTCGGTGATACCGTGAACCATCAGACGCGCTCTGATCACCAGAGGGTCCGTACCGGTTCGAGCGCGCGTCAGCTCCTCCGTTAGGATCATGCGTCGTCGGTTGAGATCATGAAGCTGACGGTCCGTGATCTTCAACAGCTCTTCCAGCAATTGCACCTGTGTCGGCATTTTTGTAGCTCCTTTCACTCGATTTCGATGCGTGCTCCGGAGCTATCCATGACCACTGTCCAGATACCATCCGGAGCCGCCATCGCTACCAGGTCACTCGCATGTGTGGTTAGAAATCCCGATCCACGGCGACGCGCCTCCTTCGATACCCACTCCAGAAACAGCTCGCGGCCTCGCGTATCCAGCGCGTCGCCTGGCTCGTCCCAGACTCGAATAGGAAAGGCGCGAGCACTCTGCGCCTCTGCCAAGTCTTGCAACGCTGCGAACAGCGCCAGATCAACTCGGCGGTCTTGCCCATTCGATCCAGTGTTCAGTCCGCCCCACGCCCACGCCGTCGTGATCGTCAGACGCTCTCGCGTCCCTCCGCTCTTAAGCTGCTTTAGAGCGGATAGTTGCATTGATGCCTCACCGGCCGCGAGCTGTTCTAGATGGTATATCATCCGTTCGCCGAGGTAGCCCGCTACAGAGTCGACCAGCAACGACCGGATACCTCGATCTCCGAAGGCTTCTACCCAGTACTGGGCGACAATCAGCGTACGATCTGATCGAGCGATGCTTGATGCTAGCCTCTTCGCTTCCTGATCACCAGACTGTATCGACTCCTCAATTGTCTTCATCGCTGCGGCGGATGACCAGACGACCGACTTCGCGCCCTGCAATGCTTTGACCGCATTCTCGAACGTCTGCTCCTTGGCAGTCATATCCCGTTGTGCAGCCGTTCGGCCGACACGGAGTTCTGTCTCCAGCCGGTTCACCTTCCCGCCTGGATCATCCGGGGCGTTGATCAACTCCTGCAACTTAGTGATCTGGACGACAAGAGGCGCGCGTTTCTTGATGACCTGTGCGGCATCTGCCTGGATAGCCTTGATCCGTCCGTCAACGATACCTTTCGCGCGGGTTCGCCATTTGGCGTCCAGGGTTGAGTAGCAGGTCGGGCACGTCTTATTTCTAAGCAAGTCGGACAGACTTTCCTGCTCGCTATCGATCCTGTATTGGAACTGGCCGTCTGTGCCCAAAGACACCAGGTCACTTTCAAGTTGCCGAATAGTCGCTACTGCGCGAGAAACATCTGCCAACACCAGCTTTGCGTCTTCCAGGTCTCGTTCGACTTTCTTATACTTCGACCATTGCTTGATCGCTTCATCGAAGTTGGTCTTGGCCGTCGATTCTTCCTTCTCACACTGGGCAATCCGGTCAGCTCGTTCCTTGACAAAGGACCGTTCGGCAGACTGAAGACTTTCCAGTTGCTGCCGACGTTCCAGTTGTAGTGACTCCAGCAGATTGAGCGCTCGCGTGTCCTTGTCAACAGACGTCGCGATCGAGTCTCGCCATGCCTTCGCTCGATCCAATGCGATGGACAAGTCCAGACCCTGAATCTCGTCCAGCATCTCCATCTGAGTCGACTGGTCCGCCTGCGCGAACCGTTCGAATCGGCCTTGTGCAAAGACGACAGCATTCCGGAATGTCAGAAACCCAAAGCCAAGCCGATCATCAATCAGCCGTTGCAACTCCTTATCTTCTTCGTCACCTCGCAGCCCGTCGAATCCAGTCAGTCGAAGGACCTTCGGACGTCTCCCGCGTTCGATCGACCACTCGCCTCGATCGTCCTCCAGTACCAGCTTGGTCAGACACTGGTCTTTCGTGAACCGACAGGCGACATCATCGCCCTTGCGATCATCCAACGTCTGACCGAATGGCGCGTAGGACAGCGCATGCCAGAGCGATGTCTTGCCGACGCCATTGGAGTCGGCAGCCGACGACACTTCGTTTCGGCCTTGTACGATCACGAACCCGAGATCAGCCAATGGCAAGACTTGATGCTGCCGGAACGGAAGGAACCCGGAGAACTCCAGCCGTCGGAAGATCATCGGGGAAGTCCTTCCTCCAGCGCAATCTTAAGTTCTCCGATCATGTGACGGCGCTGGAGCGGCGTCAACTTCAGCGCGATCCTCCACGGACCTGTCTCCTCCCACTTGCGAACGAGGAGCGCTGCGCGTCGACCGGCACGCTTCCAGCGCTGTTTGGTCTTGAATGCCTTTCTAGGGTCAACAGTACCCAGGAACTGAATGTGCCCGCCGTGATATGGATGCGTACGGCACTCCGGATCTCGGAAGCACCGGAGGTTCGCAGCCGCCAGTGAACTCATGGCAACAGCCGCTTTCCCGCTGCGACCAGCGTTGCATTGGAGACACCATCAACCGGCCTCGCTGTGACGTACTTCTCGATCAGCTCACCGTTCGACATGCCAGCATTCAGATCAGTTCGCTGCACAGACTCTGTCTTCGGTCTCGGTAGCACATACGCCCATCGTGCATTCAGAGACTCGATTGATTGCGTCGGATTGCCGATGATTCGAACGAAGTTTCCTTCCGTCATCTTCCGATCGATCGCGATGGATGAAACAGTCACGAACCGAGGTGAATGAACCGGGAGCAGTCGAACTGTTCCCGAGTCCAGATCCACCAGCAAGCACCCCTTCGTCGGATCGTTCGCCTCGCCCCACGACTGCTGATAGGGCGAACCTGGATAGAAGACTTCACCTCGCCACGGGCCAGGTTGACGGATCACATCCTTCGGGTTCCATACTCCAGCCAGAGTGGAATAGTGAACCCACTTCGGAGGCATCTTGTTTGGCCGAGTCAGCCATTGACCCTTATGAACGTCGCCGAGGAATACCGCCTTGAACACATCACCGATTCCCCACTCGTCCAGTGTCATGCCCTTACCAGGCAACCGGACTTCATCCGGACCCAGGAAGACGCCGGCCATGAACCCATGCGAGAACAGCGTCTTCACATTATTGATCTTCGCATGACCCAGGAACTGCTCACGGCTTGACGTCGCGCCGAACGGCCAGAATGCCAATCCATCCTTGATGTCAACAAACGCGTCTTCGATGACAGTCGTATTCGGCAGCGATGCGAATGGCGCGAGCCCGGAGCCATACTTCCCGAGACCGTCGTGATTGCCACGGAATAAGATCTTTAGGACATCTGCGTATTCCTGAAAGACAGCGATGGCGCCGGTCAGCGCTTCCTGAGGCCAGAAGGTCTTGGGCATCTTCATATCGCCGCAGAAGATCCAGAATGCCTTGTTCGAGCGTGCGTGATCAAGCGTCTGACGCATCGCACTCAGTCCGTCCTGCAATCGGTCCATGCCGTTGTTCTTCGAACACTGCCTGTAATTGTGAAGGTGTAAATCAGCCGTGACGACTATGTTCTTCACGGTAAATGCTTCCATGTCTTTCGGCGGACGATCGCACTGAGAGTGTCTTGTCTGATACAGAATTCCCTAGCGAGATCAGCTTGCCGTTCCTGACCGCTATAGCCTTTCCCAACAGCTGGTCCGTAACGTCGGCGAATCTCCCGAACTTGTAGTTCAGTTAGCTTCGCGGTATTGACTTTTTCGCCTCGGGATTGGCGCCCTTTTGAATCCCGATCAGCAGCATTATCTATCTTGGTTCCCTTGAAGACGTGATCAGAGTGAGGTCGAACACACGGAGGGTTGTCACACTTGTGCAGACCGCATATGCCTTTCTTCAAAGGCTGTCCTTCTGTCAGTTCAATCGCGACCTGATGCGCTGGCTGATAGACCTTACGGCCGTTCCGTCTTCCCAGATAGAAAGCTCCGTACCCTTTCGGTGTTCTGCCTCCCATCCATAACCAGCATGTCGATGTCTTATTCACCTTCCGCCAGAACTTCAATGCCATGTCCGCCGTTACGATAATGTTCTTCATGCAGCAACGGCAAAGCGATCAATCAGACCAAGACCCAAAGCGCGCAGTCCCCGCATCGTGATCTGCGGTGCCGGAGGCATCAATGGCTTCCGAGAGTACCCAGGCACCAGCCAGAACCTGCCGAACCTGCCATCAATCAGAATATTGTGCGTGCCGTTGGCTTCGAAGTCCTCGACATCCGCAATTGGCACAGTCGCGAAGTTCATTAGCGTTGACAGCACAGCCGGCGAGTCGCTGAACATGTCGACCGCCAGGATCGCTGCGCCGTGCATATCGACCAGAGCACGACGAACGACTGGAGCCAGGTTCTTCATCAGAAGCCTAGCGCCTTGACAAGATCGGGACGGTCGACCATTCGAGTCGCCCATGCGGTGATCGACGGCAGAACATACCGACACGCCTCCAGATGCCGCATGAAATCATGAAGTACATCAGGAGAGTTCAGTTCCAGTCCCCACCCGCACGTATGCGTACAGTTCAACATCACCGTCTTCTTCTTACTCGCCATAGCACGTCTCCGCCAGCGCATCAGGATTCTTGGTCAGCCAGGCGTACCACGCGCCAGGCGACGAGAAGTTCTGATCCTTGTATCGCACTCCCTTTCCGTCCGGCGCCAACTCGATCTTGCCCTCGCGCAGGAACGATTGGAGAAGACCTCCCCACTGGTGAACACCCTTCCGGAAGTCGATGTAGAAGTCTGCTTCCTGTTGTAGCGTCGGTGCGATCTTAGTCTTAGTCACTTTCGCGCGGACCCATCGACCGATGACGAATCCCTTGTCCTCGTATATCCCGAACCGCTTCTGCTGTTGCTTGCTCAGCGGAGGCATCTTCGATTCAGTTCGTGCGACACCGAGTGGGCTATTCGTCAACATTAGCTCCAGAGACGAGTAGAAGTGAGGCGGGTTGCCTCCGGGAGTACGCTTCTTCGGACCGAACATGACGCCCACGTTGTCTCTGGTCTGATTCAGCAGGATTACCGACGTTGGGAACCGTGCTGTCAGCTTGACGATCTTCCGCAGCCCAGCACCGAGCGCCTCCGCACGCCCGCCTCCGTAGTGCCACCCTCCACCTTCGGACATTCCCTTCGCCGCAGACTTCTCGGCCTCCGTCGAGTCAAGGGAATCGATTCCCCAGCACAACGGAATCGTAGCGTCCGACTTCCGGATGGAGTTGTGCCACTCGACGCCCATGTCGATCATCTCTTCGATGGTGTCCGGGCGCTGGACTTCCAGACGCTTCAGGTTCAGACCGATCGCCTCCGCGAAGTGAGGATCACGTGTGCCCTCGGTCTCGGACACCAGGTTGATCCCACCAGCCTGTTGACACGATAGGAAGATGTGATCGAGCAGGAGACTCTTTCCGGTCGACCACTCGCCGGGGATATGGATCACTCGACCCTGCGATGGCCCGATCGGGATGCCTCCTGGATTCCGACCAGCGCACACACGATCAAGGCTCAGCGATCCGGTCGACAGGAAGACCGACGGCAGCTCCAGCGCTCTGTCGCCTCGATCGGATAGGCTACTCTTGTAGCGCTTCGTGACAGCCGCGGATGCCTGTGCAATCAGTTCGTCTTGAGACCGCTTCGCCATTTTTTGATACGCTCCTAATCGAAGAAGGTTGGGCCGATCGAGGAAGACTTCTTCGTCGACTTCAGCGTCATTCGCTTGATTCGCTTCTCCGCCAACTCAGCGTACTCTGGGTTCAGTTCGATCCCTACGAACTCACGACCGAGGTGCTTTGCTGCCAGACCCACAGTTCCCGATCCCGTGAACGGGTCCATGACGGTATCGCCTATCTTCGATCCAGCCTGGATACACAGCAGCGGCAGCGAGATCGAAAACGTTGCGAAGTGAGACCCCGAATACGACTCGTTCGCGATCGTCCAGACTGATCGACGATTTCGGCCGGTCCGGTCTTCGTCCCGATGGAATGTATTTCCGCCTCGTGTTCTGATCCCCTGATCAATCATCAGCGCGTTCTTCGAATCTGGATCGAAACCAGACAGGCTTTCCTTTGAGTTCCACTTGCCGACACTGTCTTCACGAATAGCAGCGTCGTCGTAGTAGTAGGTCGAAGACTTCGCCATCAGGAAGATGTACTCGTGAGACTTCGTTGGACGATCCGTGATGCTCTCCGGCATCGGGTTGCTATTATGGGTCAGGACTCCGCAGCCAAGCGCGAAGACGCGCGGCTCGTCCGCGACTGTGATCTCCCAGAAGCGCCTCGCGCGGCTCCTACGGATAGCGACGATCTCGGTATCTGGGCGGTGGCGACGTCCCGCGTCAATGTAGAGACTCCCGCGCCATCCGGGGAAGCTCCGTCCGCGCAGTGTGTGCATAGTCCGACGAAGACGGAGCGAGACGTCGAGCCGAGCCGCCACGACACGAAGATCTCGCGCGAGAGCGTCATTTGCGCAGAAGCCTAGGACCCACCGTCCGCGTCCGCCGACGTTGTGCCCATCGCCCTGGAGGTAGCCGTCGAGCACGGCACGAAGAAAAACGTTAGATCGCATCCAACAGCGTGTCGCTAGGTGCTTGTCAGGTGCCGTTCGACCACCCACATATGCGCCAAGAATCCCGACAAGAACGCGCCCTTCCAGATTGATTGTCATGCCTCGGGCGCTCGTGCGGTGGACATGACACGAGCCATCAAACGCTACTGCCATCTCGCGCAACCTCTTCAGTCGCTCCGTCTCATGGTCACCGCTGGCAATCTGGATCGTCTCCCCGCTCATAGAACCGTCCGCAAGGTACGTCCCTACGAACCATCCCACGAGATCATCATCGAGGCCGGAGGGGCGCCTAGGATCTATCGGCTCAGGCAAGATCGTCGCGTCGACCACGTCACCTACAACGAGGTGCCGCGCCTCAACGAGCCCACGTGCGGTTGGCCATCGGTGCTCCGGAGTGCAGCCGATACGCTCGCCGTTCCGGAGTTCAATTTCCAGCGCTCCATCACGATCATGTGTGCGTCGCATCTCTGAGACCGAGGTCCACGCCCCCCCGTTCCAAAGCTGAACTGTCGACGGGGCGAGGCGACCAAGATCCTTGACCATCACCGGCATCTCGCCCTTCTGGGTGCGCGCATAGACCCACGCGCCGCCGCTGAGGCATTTACTCCAAATGATATCCGATCGCAGGAACCACCCGTCAGCGCGGAGAGCGAACGCCGCCATCCACGGGATACCGATCAGATCTTTCGGCTTGACGCCCTCTGGGATCTTCCGTGGCCGACTGTCCTGCCATCCGCCTTGTTTCTCTCCTCCGGCCGCAATAGTTTTCCTGATCGCTTTTCCGGTAAAGCCTCCGACCTTACTGACGTCGGTTACACCTGTGTTCGCATAGGAGTCTCCGAGGTTGAGCCAGAGCGTGCCGTCTGGCTTCAGGACACGACGTCCTTCGCTGAAGATCTGGCGCAGATGTTCGATGAACAGATCCGGCGTTGGCTCGAGTCCGAGGCACCCTCGCCATGCGCCGCAATCACAGAAAACCGAAGTCATCGTGATTTCCCGCTTGCCATCACGTTCCTTTTGCATCTGTCGGCCCTTGGTGTTCTCGGAAGTATAGCCTTGCAGAGTGCTCTTGTCGGAGTAGCCTCCACCTGAGAGCGTCTGATTCACCGATTCAGTCCAGACGTGTTCGTGATCCGGTTCGCCGTCCCAGACCAGAGGTGGCATGCCGTAGTCACGAAGGCCCCAGTATGGCGGAGAAGTCACGATCATCTGAATCGAGTTCTCAGGAAGTGTTTTCAGGACTTCCAGCGCGTGGCCGACGTGAATCATGAGTCCTTGATCTCCACCACTCTGAACCGATCATTGAGCGTCGCCAGAAGAGGCCTGACGTCACGCCACTGGAGACCTCCATTCCCGCATCCTGGCCGAGGCATCGCGACAGAGTTGATCCCGAGCGAGTTCACGACCACTACAAGCTGCTCGATACTCTGTCGGATCAATCCCCACGATGCCGGCTGCTTCCAATGGTACTTCACGGGCATCGTGAGAACACGAAGATCGAAGAACACGAAGACATGATTACCAACATGCCGAATCTTCTGCCCTAGATCCGGCGCTAAAGTCGGGAAGTAATCAGCGGCCTGCTTTGCAATGCCTCGGCCCATGACAGCATCGCCATCCTTCCGAACAGACCCGTTCGTCGTGACGACCAGCCACGCACCAGCCTTCCAGTAGTTCCAGAGATTGCCTTGCACCTCGATCATGAATCCTGACCTCGCCGGATCGGTTCTCCGATCCTTGCCGCCATCCCGGAAACGACGACAACCGATTGCGCTGTCGCAGCGAGGCCAGGAACTGAGATCACTTCCGGCGACCTGCTGCCTGAGGCTTCGCGGCAGCCTTTGCCGCCGGCTTGGGCGGAGCAGCTGGCGGCAGGTCGATGCCGGCGTCAACGTCGTCCAGGCCGTCCAGAGGGTCCTCTGCGGCACCTCCGACAGCGACACCTGGAGTCGACGTTGCTGGTGGGATATCGTCATCCTCGACACCGCTGGCGGCCTCGTCGCCGGGCTCACGCTCACCGGGAGCCGAGACACCGTGAAACAGCTTGTACAGCTCGTCATACGTCTTCGACTCGGACTCCACCATCTTCGGCAGGTCGACGAGCATCTGAGACCAGCCACGGTACTGCGCCTTCTCGGCCTCCAGCATCAGCGGCGACGCCACCGCGGCGTCGACCTTCCACCGATCGTTGCCGCCGCTCGCTGGCCTGGCCAACTTCAGATCGAACCCGTCCCGAGGATCGGAGATGTCGCCTCGTCCGAACTGCGGCTCCGTGCCTCCGGTCATGACATCGGAGATCCCGACGAACACCGTGTTCGGTGCCGCCATGTACCGGATGTCCGGCTTGCCGTCCTCGGTGAACTTCCTCGATCCAGTCGCGCCGATCATGGCGTTGAAGAGGAAGGCCTCCTTGCGCTTGATCCGGTTCGCGGACTCCTTGCTCTCCTTGTCACCGGCGGACGCTAGCTCCTCGGCAGCTTCGCAGATCGGACAGGGCGCCTCGGGTCCGAACGTCTTCGGGCACCACTCCCGAGTCTTCTTCCCGTCGGGCGCGTCCCACCAGTGCTCGAACGCGTCGAAGAAGATCGGCTGATCGACCGCGGCTGGGTTCTCCGCCAGCTTGCCGTCAGCGCCTCGGGTGTAACGATCCCACCGAGGCAGCAGGCGCGCGATGGCGCTCGATCCCGGCTGAACGATCGCGTTCTTCCCGACCAGATCCCACCGCTTGATGAACCCACCGGAGCCTGACATCTGCTTCTTGAGGGCCTCGGCCTTCTTCCGCATCTGTTCCTGAACTGCTGGACTGAGTGCTCCCATCATTCTCCTCTCAGAATGTTGCGGGTGGTCGGGCGTCAGACCTCGCGCCCGGCATCGCTCGTTTGCCGACGACCAGCCGGTATTCCATCTCTGCCCGACAGTTCGACGCTATCGCGAGCAGTGCGTCCCTGCGCTGTTCCATGGTTTGACGGCCGACTCGGAGCTGGTCGCAATCCAACTTCGCTTTACGAAGACGCGCTTGCACTGCCTGCATCCTTTCGTCCATCGCGATAGCTGACCTGATCGAGTCCAGTGTCGGCGCCTTCAGTTCGCCTGTTGACTTGACCACCCCTCCCATCAGTGATGTCTGATACTTCGTGAACAGCTCTGCCTCTAGCAGCTTCGACTGCGCTTCCAGATCGTCGTGAATCGAACGGGACTTGACTTCCAGCATGGCCCACCACGCGAACCGTCCCGGTTGTTCCGAGAGCGCGATGTTCAGTCCATCGATGTCCGACTGCAACGTCACCTGGAGTCCGAGATCCTCGGTGAATCGATTGCCGTCGATCTCGACAGTCACTTTCATGATTGAAGCACGAGGATCAGTTGGCATTGGTTTAGTCGGCATGATGGTTATATCAGTCAGGCAGTGGTTCCAGTCCGAACTGCTTCGCTGCCTTGTTGTAATTGATTAGATGCCCGATGTCCGGGCCCACGGACAGTTCGACCCGGTACGGAACATCCGCTTCAATGCGCCAGTCGAATGGCACCGCACGACAGCGACGCCATACCAGCTTGGCCAATGGTTCCAGATAGCCAGGAGCACAATCTCCCCACGCACTATCATGCACCGTGTTCGAATGCCACGCCTTGAACGGTTTCCCGCCTGGCCCCGGCCCCTCGTGCATCCTCCACGACTTCGCCTCGGGGTAGTCGATACCCTTCGACTCCCACATTGGAGGCAGCTTCAGATCGACGTACTCCCCGTGATACAGCAACGCTATCATCCAAAGGTTATCGGTAGCGCTCATGCCCTGCGTTGGCGTATTGGCAGCTACATGCCACTGGTGCTTAAGCTTCGAAATGATCAGCTTCCTGAACTTGTCATGGCGTTCCACTTCATCCATCGGAACGCCCTTGATTTCCCACTTCGTCTTTCCGTTCTGCATTCCGAGGTAGAGAACATCATCAGGAAGACCGACCCAGCGACGTCGACCATACCCGTCATAACAGTAGCCTGTCTTTCCGAAGCCGTCCTTGTCGATCTCATACAGTTCGACCAGACCAGGATAGCCGTCGTCAAAGTTCGTAGAGATCATTTTTGCATCTTCGTCCGGTAGCCAGATGCGGCCCTTTGCCCACATCGTACTTTTTACAGTTGGCCATTCAGCGCCGTACTGCTTGGCGAAGAATGTGTTCTTGGCGACCTGATCCCGCTCGTACGATCCCTTCACGTACGTACCTTCAGGCACCTTGTAAATCAGCGAGGCCGTCTTGCTATGAATGTCCTTCCCGAGCCGGATGTACTCCCAGCCCACCGGGTCCGGACGCGTACAGAATCGAGCCGTCAGCATCGCGACGCGGATCGCGGCCTCAGCACCACTGATGTCCCACCGGAACGTTGATCCGTGCTTCCGCGGGTCCCAGTCCTCCGGAGTCGGAGGTGGGTTCACACGAGGCACGAACCACGACTTGATAGCGTCCGCGACTTCCCGGTCCGCCCGCTCCGGAATCTGATGGACCGGCGGATTCTCTGCGGCGAGTCGTGGTGTGCGCAGGTTCCACTTGAAATGAGGATGACACGCGCCGTCCGCCATGACTGACCGATCAAACGCGCGTCCGTACGTGCAGATACCTTTCGCCAAGGAACGAATCTTGAGGACGGCCTTGACCGTTGGGTGGTCATCATCACGAGGCACCTTGAGGCTGGCGTACCATTGCAGACTATCGTCGTCGGTCGATGGCTTCCCGCCATCAGTCTGACCCTTCGATTCCAGACCGAGCCCTTGAGCCGAGAACAGGAAGTTGCCCAGCTTCTCCGTTCCGACACCGTGAGCCGCACTGTACTTCAGGGCGATCCCGCGCTGTGCAGCCTCACCTTCAACGAAGGCCTTGAGATCAATCAGCCTCGCTTCCCACGCGTCGCACGTCTCCTTGAGTCGCTTCCGATCGACCACCAGACCAGCGCGGCGGATCGCCGCAACAGCGACGTTGGCAGGAACAAGGATGTCACGGTAGTACTGGCCGATCTGCATTTGACTACTCTGATCCGTACTTCTTGATGATCTCGTCAACCTGACAGAGAACACACGTGAACGGAGTTGGGTTAGCGCACTCATGTGCGCCTCGATAATGAAACTGAACTGACTTCAGCGCGTTGATCATTCCCTGAACCGAGGCTGACTCAGTGGCCAGTTCACGCTCTTTCGCCTGCGCTTGCTTCGATGTCAGCTCTGGCCACAGCGCCGTCTGAATCTCCCGATGCACATACCATTCCGCCTTCTGCAACGTCCGAAGCGCAGGCTCGTCCGGGTGCTTGCCGGCGCGTGCGATGTACTTGACCGCGTTCCAGAGGTTAGGCGGTAGCTTCTGATCCTCCAGGAAGTCGATGATTTCGATCCTGCCGGTATTGTAATGCGTCGGGTGATCAACTCGATCGCTCATCACACCTTCTCGTTCTCAGCGAACCATGTACCGTTGTTGTCCTTCCGAGTGAAGTCCTGATAGATCGACGGGAAGCGTTCCTTCATGAGTTGCGCGACCTGATCGAACACCAGACGGATCTCTTCCTCGGCGCCCTCGGCCGTTCGCTGAACGATCACATGGCGCAGTGTCCGATGATTCGCCGTCCACATGATCCCGGTCGACAGACCGAGCGGAGCCAGCCGGCGCATAGCCGACGTGATCGCCTTCTTGAACGGGAAGTCCTTCGATCCGTCCAGATCGAATCGATTGGCCATCCACAGCTGAAAGGCTTCCATGGCACCGACCAGTGACGTCGCGCGGTCCATCAATTCCGGATCAGACTGGAAGCACGGAGGCATCCTGAATCCTATGTCGGTCAATCGGACATACCGAAGAGACTCTTGAGAGATCGCACAGCCGGCGCGATGCCTCACGAGTTCATGCGTGAACACCCGAGAGACGTTGTGGAAGATGAACGAGACTGATGCGTGTTCGAAGACAGATCCGTGCCTCTGCTTCAGGACGTTGCCAATGTACTCTCTCGAACCCTGACGAACCTTGGTCACGTTCGCGTTCATGCCTGGGCGCCATGATCGATAGCACAGCCGGCCTGCGATCTCAGTCAGAGCATCTCCCCAGGGCTCCAGCTTTTCAGTCTCCGCAGAAGCCTTGAAATCCCCAGCTTCGATATCTTGCAGGTATGCCCGGAGATCCTGCCATCTGATCATGGTCTCCGCGATCATGTACACCGTCGGCGTTGTCTGTCTCACATGCCTCTCCTTATCATTCCGTTCCCGCCAGAGATCCCCCCGGTCTCTGTGTACTCTCCACGTTCCAAACGAGCATGAAGTTCCTGGCACAGCTCAAACGTTCTGACCGCATCACCGACAGAACCTCTGGCGAGTTCCTCAATCGGAGTCTGCTCGATCTTGTTCTTATCCGTCCCGTTCCATGACTGGCGCTTCTTCAGGATGTCTATGACGGCCTTCTCCAGCCGCAAGGACTCATGACGTGCGTCTCCCAGCGCGACCATCGCGAGCATGCCGTCTCCGGATCGACGATTCACCCGAGAGACCAGACCGGGATAGACGAGTCCGTTCTCATCGAAGTCGCCCATGAACGCCCACTTCTCAGCATCGGACCCGAAGGCCGGATCGAGCGCTGCCCGGATGACAGATGGTTCATGATCGACTTCGTGAGGGCCCTTCAGTTCCAGCCATGCACCATGCGTCGCTGACCACGCAATGGCGATACCGCGAACTCGGAAGTCCGGGTGACAGCAATCTGTTGCGACAGCCTTACGAGAAGGGAACTCCCCGGCATCATATGTTTCGATGTCAAAGGCCCACGGACCACAGCGCTGACTGAGGCGCGTGAGAAAGTCACGAGCTGACGCTAGCGTCGGATAGATCTTCACGCTCACATCATCAGGCAGTTCGGTCTTCATGACTCGGCTCGCCATGCGCGCGATGTCGCTCATGAACTGTTCCTTCAGGAACGCTCGGTCGTTCGGATTGCGTGTCCTGAGGATCGCGGACGGATGCCGCACTACGAAGGCATCTCGTCCATCATGCGCCGCGATCCATAGACCGCGATGGATCGACACCTTCGCTTTCTTGTCCGCCATGAACTTCTGAACAGGCCGTGTCCCGAGAAGTAACAGCGGCAGATTGATCGGCGCGAGGTCTGAGGTCAGATGGCGCCAGCAGCGTTTCTCCGCGTCCGCCCAATCCTTGGTATCGAAGTCGTCGTTCTCCGGCCGGCATCGTGCCAGATTGGCATAGTTGACGTCCAGGTCGGGATTCAACCCAGAGGCCCTCAGTGCCATCCTAAGCAGCTCCCCGGACGGGCCGACGAAGGGTACACCTTTGCGCTCTTCCTCCGATCCTGGCGCCATCCCGACGGCCTGGAGTCGTGCCCGGAGGCTGACCGTCGGCTTGACCTTGATCGCCTGTTCCCGAGGGCACCCCTCACACGGATTCCCGGTCTGAACAGACGCCTTGACGGTCCGACGCCGCGGAGCCGATGCCGCTGCTGGAAAGAATGACGGAGACGCTGGAGTGAAGTCCTTCATCCGAACAGAATCAAAACCGCATCAATCTTCTTGTCCTTGCTTCGGAAATACAGAGGGCATTCCGGACCGTACCAAAACGTCAACCCGACTTCTTTGATCATCTCGCGGAAGTGGCGGCCATTCACCGCGAACGATCCGCCGGACTTGCCGGTCACCTTCACCGGGATCGCTTCCTCCGCTGAGACTGATCCGGCAGGATCAACCGTTGCGATTCGCAGCGTATCCTTTTCGATCGAGCACCGCATCCGGAACGTCGGAGCCTCCGCGAATAGGAGTAACCTAGCCATGATCAGGTCCATCGCTGGGCCTTCTGGTAACTGAACCCACGCACCTTGGTCATTCTTGATTGCAGACTGAGCCTTCTTCAGAACTCCATTCGCGCCGTCGATCGGGAACTTGTCTTCGATCAGTGATCCGTAGACCGCGCCCTCTTCCAGGAAGCACCAGATCACGCTTTCGTCGACTGCGATCTGCTTGACACTGATCCGTCGATCAGCCAAGCGCAACATGATGTGATCTGGAATTAGCAGCCCGCCCTCGACCGGAGGCTTTCGATCCTTCGATGAAGGTACGACAGTCGCGATTCGGAATCCGTCCGTCGCGTAGAACCGGCCAGAAGGCGCCCAGAACATGCCTCGCAGAGGCGCTCTGTTCTCGTCCTTGCAGACCGCGAACGTGATCCTATCGAAGTCACTCCAGAACGTGTCATCAAGAACGAACCGATCCGCATCGGTCGGAGGTTCACGAAACATGAACATCGTCGGAGCGCTGTCCAACGCAAGCCTGCCAAGAGACCCCTTGAACGATGCACCTCGGATGGTGACCTGTGTCGGCGTCGGCTTCATTTCGACGTCCTCGACACCTTGGTCATACAAGGACTGAAGTACCTTTTGCAAGGTCTCAGACTGGATCGCCAGCTCGTCTTCATTGAACCACGCTGATCCCGACTTCCAGACGGCGCCGGCCATACCGGAGAACGCGCGGATGGTATCGTTAGAGAAGAAGATGTGCTTCAGTGCTGGAATCGTATCTCGGTCCGCCGTGAATCCGTGCATCAAGGTCACGATCGGCAGAACGTCCTTGATCGGCAGTTTCATTTGGCGAGCGACCTCCAACCGGGTATTCTTGATTTGGACAGGCGACAGCCAGGTGGTCGTTTCATTGGTCCAAATGTTTATATCACGACAAACAAAAAATGCGGGAGCCCCTTTCGAGGACTCCCGCAGTTTTGGACGGATCGTTCGTGTGGCTACTACTCCCCCTTCGCCGGTTCGAAGAACCTCGCGGCGATCGTGGTCGAGCTGGCGTCCTTGCCGTGGCCGTAGCGGACCGAGTAGCGGAGCGACCCCTCGCCCTTGAAGTGCCACCGGACCGTCACGACGTCGCCCTTCTTCAGGACCGTGGTGCTGGCGCCGCCGAGGTACTTCGCCTTGCTGCCGACCTTGACGATCTTGTCCTTGTCCGGCATGCCAGCCGACACGCGTCCAGCCTTCTTCGGCTTGGCGGCCTTGGGCGCCTTGACCTTCTTCTCGGCCTTGGCCTTGGGCGTCTTGGCCTTCTTCTCGGCCTTGACCTTGGGCGCCTTGACCTTCTTGGGCGCCTTGACCTTCTTCTCGGCCTTGGCCTTGGGCGTCTTGGCCTTGGGCTCCTCGGCTACCGCAGTCGCGGTGTCACTGACGTCCGTGTCGTCGATCGGGGAATCCGGTGCGTTGCGCTCGTCGTCGTTCTGAAGAAACATGTCTCGTCCTCCTGCTGTGTTTGAGGTTTCGTCCATCTGTGAAGGATTATATCGCAAGTGCTCCGAAAGCAGCAAGCGAAACCAAAGATCGTCCTCGCCGGAGCTGTGAAGCTGTCCGCCGACGGTTCCGGCATCGTCGGTCAGATCGTCGATGAACCTCCTATCAGTGTTCGGGATTTCCGCGTCGAGCGACACCAGGATCACACCAGCGCGCTTGCCTCCGCATGCCCGTTGGTATGCGGTGATCATCCTCCATCGCATAGCCGTTGTTCCGATCCGGCACAGCTCGTTCTCTGTCTTCTTCCTCCTGAGCCGCTTCCACACACTCCAGAGCGCGATTAGGCCTTCCTGGATCAAGTCGTCTTTCCCGAGCAGCGGGTTCCCCGGGTGCTGTCGATAGTTGGCCATGCGATTCGCCCACGGCATCATCCGGTTCCTGTACTCATCAAACGACAACGCTCGCGCCATCTGTCACCTCGGGGGTTTTGCCCGGGGAGGATGTTCTCCCCGGGCGCTGGAGACGTCTAGATCTCGTCCTTGAGCGTGACTTTCCGAGCGGGCCGAACCTCCATCATCTTCCCGAGCGAGTCCTTGATCTCGCCGAACTTCGTGCCGATGTCAGCGCGCAGCTTGTCGTCATCCCGGATGTCGTCTGCGCTGATGCCCTTCATGATCTTCCGAGCCTTCTCCACCAGCGCGGTCAGGTCCGTGTCGTTGGTCAGATTGCGCGCCTGGACCGTATCCAGGAACGTGGTGACGTTCGCGATGTATGCGTCCTTGAACCGGCGCTTCTTGCCGTCCGCCTGACCGGTCATGCGTTCCGTCATCTCCGCGACGACCTCGCCCATGGCGACACGTAGCGAATCCCTGATCTCTCCCGCGGCCTCAGACCAGACACGTTCCAGCTTCTCGCGCTGCTTGTTGAACAGCGCTTTCGAGATGCCGGTCTTCGGCGTGTCGAAGGTGAAGATGTTGTACTCGAACGAGAAGGCCTTTTCGAGTTCCTCGATCGGAGGGTAGTCCGTCGGATCGAACGCCGGACCCAGGCGCTTCCTGGCCTGGGTCTTCCGAGTCGGATACGCCTCCCGGAACTTCGCGATCAGCTCGACACGGCGCGCCTGGAACTCGTCCAGTCGCTTGAACGTCTCTTCCATGAGTTCGATCGGCAGGAGGTACACACCGGACTTGAACATCGGCGCCGGCAGACAGACGCGATCCAGGTAGAACCGAGTGTCGTTGTCACAGTACAGGATCGCTCGCAGCTCCGAGGAGTCGAGGATGTCCTTGCCGACGTGGATCATGGCCTTGTCGGCCTTGGTTTCGATGTGCTCCTTGCCCATTCGACGTCGAACCGAGAATCGGGACGTCGACAGGGACAGGCAGACCGACTTGGAGAGGATATCGCTGGCAGTGGTGTTGGGTGCGTCCGTCATTGTCAGTTGCTCCTTTCGCGCCGCACGTGCGGAGCGCTTCATCATGGGAGAAGCGCTCCGCACAACCCAGGACAATCATCATGCCTGGAGAGGCGGTAGTAGTCAAGGCCTAGTTGTGATCGTGATCCTGTTCGTGCGAGTGGTCGTGAAGCAGATGCGCGTGAGCACCTCGGGCCGTACGCTTCGATGCGCCTCCCGTCATCTTCGCGAGGAAGGCCATGAACGCCTCCGCGTTCTGGTGGTTCACCGATCCGACTGCTCCGGTCGATGTCTTGATCGTACCGTCTTCCAGGATTTCGATTTCCAGCTTGTCCATCAGACCGGCTCCGATCCAGGTAGCGTTCCGAACTTCAGACACTCGAACGTATGTTCAAAGACCTTGTTCGCCACTAGCAAAGGATCTGCTGTGATCGTCTTCGGTCCGAACCTGACGATCATCTCCCCCTTGATCGCCTCACACTGCGCCAGATTCAAGCGCCGCGTCAACACCCGACCAGCACTCATTGAAACCGTCACACCCGACATCCGCACGCGTTCGACGATTCGCAGCTCCCACTGCGACGAACACCCGGCCAGGAGACCCAGCAACGGGATCAGGATCAGACCCAGTGCGGCGCGCTTCTTCGGCGCTCGCGCGCAGAGGCCGCAGATCGTCGCGCAGTCGCCCTGGCAGCCGATGATCCGACACGTCTTCGTTTCCCCGCACCGTTCACAGACGAACTTGTGTTCCCTCATGATCATCCTTTCGCTACGACGAAGTGTGTCGCATCCTTCTGAGTTGTCCGCCATCCGAATCGCTGCGCAGCAGCCTTCACGACAGCACCTGAGTACGCGACGTTGATCTTCTTCACGACGGCAGCCAGGCTGTTCGCGTCCATCTGCGACGTCACCTTGCCGTCCTTGACCTCGATCCACTGGCCGGAGTCCAGGAAGCGCCATCGGTCTCGGAACGACCCTATTGCCTGCGCGTTGAAGTGCTTGGCAAGGACCTGGCCGAGCAGGGCCAGATCCTTTACCTTCTCCAGATCGACCGTGTTAGTGACGACCGTCCAGCAAGGCATTCCTGATTCTCCTTCATCAGTGTAGGATGCGACAGAACGAAAACCCAGCTACGAAAAACCCCACTGCTACACAGCAAAGCCGCGCGACGATCCAGAGTCGTCGGTTCATCGCTCCTCTCCGAATCGCGCTCGGCGTGGAGCTGCCGTCGCTGAGATGTTCGTCGTGACCTTCACCAGCGGATCACCCATCCGGTACGGGCCTGGCTTCGACGCCGACAGGAACCGACCGTCAGCGGTCCGACGAAGGTTATCGATCGAGTCAGGATCGGACACCGCGATGGGTGTGATGTACTGGAACGCCTCCTTCAGCGAACACCCGAGGCGCGACGCAATGTCGCACAGGTTCCGGATGTCGGCGCCGGTCAGGTTCGTATCGTCGATCATGTCCTTTCCGCGGGTCGACTTCGCCAAGCTGTACTTGGCCAGGTTAATCTCCCAGATACTCGCAAGCTCATCAGCGTCAGGAAGATCGAAGAACCAGATGCCCATTCGGAACCTGCGTCGCAGCTCCGGCGGTAGGACGTCCAGCTTGTTGACAGTCGCGATAAAGAACGCGCCTCCAGGACCGGCAACGCCCTTGATCGTCCGCATCGCATCACGAATCAAGGTCTCAGACGCGCCGACCCGACCGGAACTCATGGCGCCAAGGTCCATCGCGATACTCATGACCTGCGGATCGGAGGAGTTGCCGAGGGCCTTGCTGAGGAGCGACTTTCCGGAACCGGCAGGGCCGACGGCCAGGAGCCCGGTCCAATCGTTGTCTTCCATCTCCCGAAGGATCGTTCCGAGCCTATCCTGCGACACGCCCGTATTGTCGCCTGCTCCTCGGGTGCCGGCTCCGCCGAGCATCTTCTCCAGCTCATCGATCCGGACGAACAACCGAGGGCGCCGAGGCGACTTCAGGAGCAGCGTCCCGAACTTCTTAATCTGACTCTGACCACCGATCGAGGCGAAGTCTTCCGACCCACGATCGACCGATAGACCGCGGGTCTGCTCGATCGCGGTCCGCTTGCGTTCCCAGAGGTCGCCGAGGATGATCCCTTCGTCGCCGATCGACATGGCCGTCGCCTGCTCTGCCACGAAGGCGGACAGACCTCGGGTTGCGTCGATCGCCTGCGCCTTGACGTTATCGGTCAGCTTCAGGCCGAAGCCCTCCATCTGAGCCGCGATGATCTCACCGAGCTGATCGTCTGCCGGCAGCGGTTCTTTCAGAATGATCACGTCCTGCGACAACTCCGGAGGCATCCGGAGAGACGTCCCGAGCATGATCAGCGTCCGGCGGTCCTGCTTGAACAGGTCGCGCAGGTTCCAGATGCCTTGGATCGTCGGCTCGTCCGGCTTGTCGCCGCTGACGAACAGTTGCGGATTGAGGAAGAACACCATGGGAGCCCGGCAAGTCACCTTGTCGCCTTCGTTGTCCTCACCGGGAAGGTTCTGAAGAAGCACCAGGCACTGTCCCGGGTTCGACGTCATACCGGGCCACTCGTTCGGCTCCGTGCCGCTCAACAGCTTCCGCATGATCTCCAGACCGGACTTGTTCATCGGCGACAGGCCGTTGCTGATGTCCCACCGGAAGAGCGGTAGCGGTGTCGTGCCTTCCTCGAACGCTGCGCGAATGACCTGGATCGTCGCTCCGGGATCGGGCGACTCGATACCGACCAGGGGAGTTGACGTGCGACGGATCGCCTTGAGTGAGTCGATCAGCTTCATGGTGTCCCTTTCACTTCGGGTTGCGAATACAGTTGACCCAGTACTTCGGACTACAACGGTCCGGCCGTACCACCAGCCATCCGACCATCGGTCGACCACAGCGAGGGCAGATCATACCGCGCCCGCCTTGAGACACTTCCTGCATCGGGCCTGCTTGCCTTTGGCGAACGCGGAGACCTCGTGACCACACTCCAGTTCGACACGAACGGTGACAGCTCCGGTCTGTCGGAGGATCTTGACGATTGCGCGCATAGGGCCCTTGTCGGTTCGGATAGCCTTGACCTTCTTCTCCAGGTCGGCCCTGGTAGGCATCTCGAACTTCCGACGGCCCTTCCTGGTCTTCGCTACTATCGGCGCCTCAGGATCAACAGCAGCTTCGGGTTCGTCGGCCTGGATCGGCGTAACGTCCTGGATCAGACCAAGCTGCTTCTGCCAGGCCGACGGCAGGCCGTCGTCCTTCGAATACAGCTCAAACGCCGCGGAGGCCTTGTCCTTGCTATCGGTGTAGCGGAGGTGCGAGTGCCCGGCCTTGTTCGGCCCGTGGGTGACGTGATAGGCAGGACGTCCGCCAACCTTCCCGACCAAAAGGGTCGCCGTGAACCCGCCTGGCGTTGTCGCCTGCTGTTGCTGCTTCCACTTGATCAGAACGTCATCGGCCATCGTTCCCTCCCGTGTCACCTTTTTATATCACCGACCGCCATGAGAACACCCGTACAAGTAACGATGACCTCGCCAGTGGGCAAGCGCTACTTGAAGCTCTTCGATCGTCACGGGATTGACCACCGCGGTACATGCGGCATCGTCACACGCGACCAGTCCGGCGCGTTCTCTGGCCTCGTGATCTTCGTATTCCATTTTCACTTCGCCTCCGTCTCAGCGAGGTGCCACCCGGAGGAGTAGCCGTCGACGAACTTCGATGACCAGGACGCTTCCGGGCTCCGTCGCAGATCGATACCGCGGAGGCAGTCGCGAATGCCCGTGCTGAGCCCCTGACCCCACGACTCGGCGCGTGGGATCACGTCATACACTTCGATGCCGTCGATCTCACGGAGGAGCATCGGCGTCTGACATCCCGCGCATCGTGCGAACACACCCGACTCCCTCACGATTTTCCGGTGAGTGCACGTGGTGGTCATGCGGCACCGTGCGAGCTACGGCAGGAGGAGTTTCGTTGACCTTCCATGCGTTCGCCGCAGAGCATACAGAAGTCGCGGGGGAGGGCCCGGACATCAGCCGCCCTGTACGACGTCGTCAGCTCCCGGCCTCCGACGAAGTGGATGACATAGATCAGCGGACCGAAGTTGTCTTCGTCGATTTGTTCGATGACGCCTCGGAACTTCCGGCCACCAGGAGGCAGAACCTCGACGGTCTGCCCTGGCTCGAATCCGTTGTCAATGATCACGGTCCCTCCTTTCGAGCCGTTTGATCTTCGTCTGAAGTACCACGCGTTCAGCCTTGACACGTTCGTGCTGAAGTCGGAGAGCGCGCTCGACTCCCGGCGTCACCTTGCCACCCCTTCTCTCAGCGCGATGATTTCCGTTACCAGCTCGGTGATTGCGTTCTGATGCTCCGCGATCTTCTCCTCCCGCCGAGCGATTTCCGCTTCGATGTGCTTGTGCTGGGCGACGTCGATCAGATCCGAGTTCTCGCTCGCCCACTTCGCGACGACAGGAACGATCTCCTCGGCCACGCGCTTCCTGGCACCGGCCGACAGCCCCGCCTGATTGTAATTCGTCCAGCGCTGCCGCGTGCCGCTCAGGCAGTCCCACCGCGTCCGTCCGTGGCCATCACGCTGGATCGCCCAGCCGTCCTCGTATCGGACAAGGTGAACACTGAGGCTATAGCGAACGCCCCAGAACGTCACAGCGTCCGCGGCGCTGATGAAGATGTGATCGCCGTCCGTGATACTGATCCGAATCATTCCGTACTTCGTGTCGATCGTAGAGTAGTCCGACATGATTGACCTTTCCGTCCGGGCTTGGGACCGGACTGCGCATTACCAGGAAGGCGTTGCCTTCCTGTCCCTCTGCTAGGAGTTCAGGCCTTTTGAGATCGATGCGACCTCGGCCCTGGTGAAACGGTTCGGCTTGACGCCTTCGTTGTACTGCGCGAACAGCATAGCGTCGGCGTTCCACTGCTGAACATCGATCGTCGCGTCAGGATAGACCGCGGCAATTTTCTTCGTGGCAGCTGGCGCGCCGTTCGCCATGACGATGTACTTGATGACTCGATCCATCTTCGCGGTCACGTGAATACGGATGGTGACGACGTAGAGTCTCATCGGTCCTTCCCCCTTTTCCTATCGAACGCTGATGATGCCATCCTGAACCGCGTCGATCCTGACGACGCTGACGTTGGTGTACGCGCCATGCTTCGTCGGAGTCGCGACGCGAGTGATCGCCATGTTCTGGGCGAGCGCGGGATCATCCGCGACGACGGCCAGGACGCGAACGACACCGCGCTGATTATGGCCGCGGCTGGCGCTGATCCAGCGGGCGGTGAGCCGGACTTTCCAGAGCATTTTTAGCCTTTCTCCTGTCTGGTCATGCGAACACCCACGCGATGCACTGCGACGCCGCGATCATCAGCGCCCATCCGAACGGACGATTCAGCAAGGACGGATTCATCGTTTGACCCTTTCCTGTCCGGAGTTGGGACCGGACCTCTGCATTACCGCGACGCCCGAAGACATCGCGTCCCTCTGCTAGTAGTAGTACCGCTTGGTCTGATCGCCGAGGTACGGTGTCTTATCCTTCGGCTCACCGTCCGCTTGCCAGCGCGTGTACCCGCCTTCCGACCAGGCGTTGTACTGGAACCCGCGGTACGCGTTCGCGGCATGTAGGACCGTTTCCAGGACCGACGCGGCGCCCTTCCTGAAGTCGGCTGTCACGTGTTCGTTGTCGATCGTCAAGAGGTTGTTCACGCGCTCCCTGATCGCTTCCACCTGGACCGTCTTCTTCGCCTTCGCCATTATGCGGCCTCCTCAGGGAACAGGTGCTTGACCGAATCCGACTGACCGTAGAACACCGTGTCGAGCGCGTCCAGCGCGTCGGCATCGAAGTCCTCACGATCCACCTTGCCGGTCCGACCTGCGGTGAGGTTGACCAGACCAAGCGATGCCTGAAACGTCGATGCGACATCAGCCCGGCCGTTGTCGCGGAAGAAGGTCACCGTCCGTCGGACCATCGTGCCGAAGTCGTCGCCGTAGTTTCCGAAGAGCTGCTCGAACCCGCCGTTCAGAACCTCCGCCACACTCGTAAACGCGTCTTCGAAGTATCGATGAGTCGTCATCGTTTGTCGCCTTTCCGGCCGGGGCTTGTGACCCGGCCTGCCGCATTCCCGGGCCGCGGGCGCCCGTCACTCTGCGATTACTCGTGATACACGCCTCCGAGGGCGCCTCGAACCTTGACCATCCCGAGATCACGGTAGACCTGGTCGCGAACGTTCCGGCGCTTCGGCACCGGCTTCAGCTCGCTGGCCAGCACCTGCCAGGACTCGCCGTTCCGGTCGATCCTGGCCAGACCGTCCGTCGTCATTTCCACGAACCGAACCCGCGTCGTGCGGTACATCAGGATGTCGCCTGCCTTCATGACGTCAGCTCCCTGATTCGACGTTCTTGCCATGCGATCGCTTCGGCCGCATTATCGGCCGTCAGCACCGGAAACAGTTCCTCACGATCTCGAATCGCCCGTTCAGCAGCGGCGCTGTAGCGAAGCCGATCGGCAATCTGTTCTGCCGTGTCCAGGCCTCCATTCGACAGGAGCCGGTAATGCCTCCGAGAAAACCTGGTCATTTTTCACGCTCTCAGGAATGTCGTGATTTCGTCGAGCAGATCTCGCACATGGCGAAGATCGCCGACGTGAGCCCAGTTGATGAAGAAGGTCGTTTCGGCTTCGTTGCGTCGCGCTTCCACGTTCGCGCGGACCCGATCAAGTTGCGTCAGGATAGCGCTGGCCTGTTCGATGATGACAGCTTGAGGAGTGCCCAGCTTGACGACTCGGGTAACTCGCGCGTCGGCCGCGCTGAGATTTGCTGCCTCTCTGGTCTTCTTCGTCATCGTCTTCCCTCCTTTTGTCCTGGGCTTGGGGCCAGGACTGCGCATTACCAGGAAGGCGTTGCCTTCCTGTCCCTCTGCTAGACCGCCTGACGGTGGCAGTCGTACGTGAAGTTCCGGCGACGATCAGCCAGGCTCTGCTTGCCCTTCCCCTGACACCGGAAGCACACTCCGGAATGCGTCGGAACACCGTTCACGATCGCGCCCCAGATCCGCGTTCCGGTCCCGCTGCAATCGTCGCAGCGCTCGTCACCAGGATTCTTCGGCATGCTGGCGAAGAACGCTGCTCGGTTGTCGGCCTTGATCTCTTCGTCCGTCATCCGGTGGTTCACGCGTTCACACTCCACCGAGCAGTAAATCCGCTTCTGTCCCGCGAACAGCACCCGGTCGCCCGGCTCGATTGCCGCAGAACATCCCGTGCAAAACCCCGCGTATCGTGCCGTGAACAGCTTCATTACATCACCTCCGGTTGTGCTTCATGACCTGACTTGATGATCACTTCCGTACCGGGATCAAGGCTGCGAACAATCGCGCGCACACCAGATAGCACAACCATCGCATCCGCGGTGCTGTGATAGGCCGTCTCGTACGTTGCCGATCCATCATCAGCCGACCAAAATCCGTTGATACCTCGATACAGCATGATCGTCTTCATCGTTTGACCCTTTCCTGTCCGGAGTTGGGACCGGACTTCTGCATTACCGGAGGCTGGAGGCCTCCGTCCCTCTGCTATGCGCCGTGATACTGGCAGCGGCCGATCGAGCACGCGCTGCAATCGTCGGCTAGGAACGCCTTTGATCGGCGAATCGCTGCCTGGACCGCCGCTCCGTTCTCCGCGTCGACCTGCCGGTTGTGCTTCCGGAGGAATGCTAGCGCTTGCGGCTTCCGATTGAATGACGTGTTCTGATCGCCGATCGACACCCAGTAGTGCGGAATCCGAACCGAGTAGTGCAGGATCGCGCGGACCATCACTTCGTCTCCGGGATCGTCACGAGGATTCGCTTGCCGTTCTGATCGGTCACGGGATAAAACGCTGGCACCTTCGGATCACGAACGGCTGCCATGAACTTGCTGGTATCGAACAGCGGATTCGAACCACGGAGCGCTTCCGCGATGTGCTCGGCGGTCCGGATGACCACATGACTGCCGGTCTCGCCGTGAGCGGCGCGGATAGCGTTCGCGATCAGCACGTAATCCTTCTTCGTCATCGTTGTTTCTCCCTTTCGTCCGGGCTTGGGACCGGACTGCGCATTACCAGGAAGGGCGTTGCCTTCCTGTCCCTCTGCTTTTACTTCGTTCCGCGAACCACGCGTGTTTCGCGTACGGCCGACCACCGCGAGAATAGATCGGCCGCGTACTGTTCAGCGGCTTCGCGCGAGGCGAACTCCAGACCGTTGCCGCACCACTTTCCGCTGTCGTCCGCGATCACTTCCACCACGAAAATCGTGTCGCCTGACTTGATCATTGTGTTTCTCCTTTTTCGTTCTGCTTACGCGGACGGCGGAAAATTCAGAACGTTCAGATGATCCACCGCTGCCTTTGCGCCCTTGCGGCCGGGCGCGTACGTCGTCGACAGCCATTCCCGATTCACGGTCCGCTGTTTGAAGTTGGTCACGTACATCAGCGTCAGCGTTCCGTTCGGCCGTTCTGCTACCGCGTAGTAATGAATCGTTCCATCCGGCTGGACTCCGACCGACCGACCTTCAGCGATCCAGTTTCTCGCCGTCATCGTTATTCCCTTTCTGTCCGGAGTTGGGACCGGACATCTGCATTACCAGGACCAGCTCATGGCCTCTACTAGGACCTTACTTCCGCATGGCTGTTCCTGTCCCTCTGCTTACGCTCCTGAGTTCGTCAGGGTTGCGATTCGATCCCGGTGCCGGTGATCCAGTGCAAGGCACTTTTCAGTGCCGCTGGTCCTGACCGAAGGGACGTCAATCCCTCCCGGTATCTTGCGGTGGCTTGTCCGTGGCCTGCCACCTTCGCCCCCGCACCTGCGGCCTTTCGGCCACCGACCGTCCGGGTCTAGGTCGGTTTTACTTCGTCCCTACACATAGGTTATCGTCATTCCCCGGGGAAACAGTAGGCACTTTGAAAAATCTTTCTCTGGAGTATCAAACAGTTACGGCCGTACGAAGGACCAAAAAGTAGCGTATATTTATTGAGTAGTTACGATGCGGGTTTACTCCATGAAGATCAACTAGTTAAGAACGAAGGCGGGCGCGGATCTGATCAGCGAGACCTAGTGCCTCTTTGACATCTAGCCTGGCGCCGCTACCAGCGTCCTTGCCTCCTGACCACGTGCCCAGGACGGCGGGGATTCCCCACGCCTCAAGGTCTTCCACGTGGGCGAGCGCCCGGCGTTGCGCCTCCGGTTCCGCGTCAAGCGCGACGATCACGCGACGTGGTCGCCGGATCGCGATCAGACCGATTTTCTCCGGAGTCAATGCTGTTCCTAGCAGACCGAAAGGGATGGTGTCCTGTCGACGCTTCGTCCATTGCATGACGTCACCCGGACCTTCGACCAGCATCAGCTCTGATTGCGAAGGCGCAGCGTCCAGATTGAATAGCAACGCACGGGCAGGACGTCCGCACTCCGAGTCGATCGTTCCGTACTCACCATGCTTCGATGTCAGGTACTTCGGTTCTCCCATCGGATGAATCGTCCGAGCCTGGAACGCGACAGGCCGATGATCCATGATGATTGGAATGATCACACGAAGCCGGTAACGCCCTGCGAACGACCAGCCGAGTTCCCACTTGATCGCGTCGAGACGGGAAAGGCCCCACTGCGCTTTGATGAAGATCCGATACGGATATTCCAGTCTAGTCTCTTCGTCCGAGAACCAGTGAGCTGTCTTCGGGAAGACACACCAGTCGGTGATCTTGAGCAACCGCGTCGGCTGAAACGACGACTCCCCAGGAAACTCCGTGTTCAGGAAGTGCCACGTTCGACCTCGTGTGTTCAGGTCTTCCAGGACGCGAGCCCACTCTAGCGCTCCGCCATCAACACGAGGTTCGGCCAGGCAGCCGAGGTTCCAGCAGCCGGCCGTCCACCGCAAGATGTTCATCCATCCACGGCCCTTCCTGTCGTGGCAGTGCGGACAGTCGAACGTCCGAATACCTTCGTCGTACCCTCGTCCACCATCGTCGTTTCGAATGGCGACGCGAGAACGAATGTACGCGTCGAGGTTCACTTCAGCTTAGCCAGTTGCTCGGCGACCAGCGCGTTGCCCACATGTGCGAGTTGTCGATACAGATCCGCCTCGATCTTCGCGACCTGAGCGCCTCGTGCTGCGACTGCCTGAGTCGTATCAGAGGGCATGATCGGATCGCGGTCCAGCGTGTCCGTCATGCCTAGTTGGAACTCCAGACTTTCGTACGGCTTGACTTGCACGACACGTCTCCAGGCCACTGTGATCGTCGTCATAGGACTTCGCTCCCTTCGTCGGTTCCTGGTTCAGGGTCAGGTTCGTCGTCTCGTTCTTCTTCGAAGACGAGTCGATCCAGGTCGACTCGATAGACGCTGATCCTGCGCTCGTCTTCTGCTTCCCGCAGTGCGACCGCGTGCAATCCCTTTTGCCGATTCGATCGCATGCTCTTATCAGCGAAGATTGCATACACTCCGTCCGCGACCGCAACGACCTCGTACGATTCCGCGATGTCGGACTTCTTCGGATACTTTGTATCCATCGCCTGTCGGTTCACCAGTCCAGCTGACCAGACGACGACATCAAGGTCCTTCGCCAGCGCCGACATGTCACGAGCGATCCGCGCCAGTTCATGCCGCTTCTCCCGTTCCTGCTGACTGGCGCCCATGATGTTCAGATAGTCCAAAACGACGACATCGATCTTGGCTCCGCGGCGCCGAAGATCTCTGACTTGATCAGCGACGATCACGCATGCCTTTGCCTGTTGAGGTGACGCCTCGATCACGTGAATGTCGCCGGCTCCCACTGCGCGCATGCCCTGGAACGCGCGGCGGATGATCGACGGGTCTTCACGAAGTACTCTCCGACCCGCCCGAGCCATCCCGCGATGCAGGCGCATCCGCATCCGTCGTGACCGCATCTCGAACGTGGCCAGGAAGACGCCCCATCGACGACGCGCGGCCCCGAGCGCGACGTTTACCAGGAACGATGTCTTCGCGCCTTTCGGAGGCGCTAGAACCACGTGAAATTCTCCCTTCGTCGGTCCCCCGTCTAGCAGTGAGTCGAGCGCTGCGAATCCAGTCGGGACGTGAATACCAGCATCTTCGTCGATCCAGAATCGTTGGATGTCTTCTCGTGCGAGTTCGAACAGTGACGTTCCTTCTGTCGAGATCCCTGTTACCGGAAGGCACCCGCGTTGGACCGCGGTCACTGCATCGGAGTACGAACCACGAGCTAGCGCATTCGCGGCTTCCAGCAAGGACTGTTCGAGCCGCCGTCGTTCGATCCATTCCTGAACTTGTCGGAGAACCCAATCACGACCGAGGCCGTCACTGACGCTCTTGATGGCTTCCCACTCATCGACGACGGCTTGCCGTTCCGCGTCCTGCACCTTCAGAAGATCCGCCGTGATGATGTCGTTCATGATTCCAGTACCAGGCATTTCCAGGTACGTCTTCCAGTACGCCTCAACGTGCCCTGCGATACGGGCCCTAGGCGACGTCGGCCTGCCAGCCCGGGACTCACTGGGGCCGAACAGTCTGGCGCTGAACGCGTCTGGTAGACGTCTGGGCAGATCGTCAGCGACGGCCAGCATGATCACACGGCGCTGTAGTGCGTCAGACCATGACGGGACCGAATCGTCGCTCATGGCATCGGCCAGACGGCGAACCCTCTCCCGAGCAGCTTGCCTCCGACGTTCGTGCCGAACTCATCGATGAAGTCTTGTGGGTTCGATGCAGTGACGAAGATCGTGCGCTTCCCGTCGTCGCTCCTGGCTCCGATCAGTTGCGCCATGACCTTCTCTTTCCGAGGCGACCGCCCTCCGACCTCGACATCATCGATGACCAGGACCGCGACACGTTCGATCAGGGCGTAGACCAGATCATCAGGGCCATCAGCTTCCGGACGCAGGCGCGATGCCTTCAAGGCTTTGCCCATCCTGATTTCGAAGTCGACCCATCGCTCGTACCAGACAGGAGCAACGATCACTTCCCCATCATCGTCGCGAGTCATTGCGCTGATCGTGATCAGATTCCAGGAGCCGACCATGTCGACACATCGGCGAACGGCTTCATGAAGCGTCGCGACTGCCTGGCCAGTCTTGCCTGATCGAGGAGGCCCACAGAGAACGACACCTGGAGGGTCGGGGGGATCAGCATTGATCCAGTGACGAAGCCACGCATGCATCAGCGGCTCGTGTTGATTGATAGGAGGAATGTTGCACATCTTCCACCGACGATCGAGTGTGTTCTCTTTTGTCTTCTTCTTTCCAGCAAACTCCGCGTACGGGTCTCTCATAGTGTCTGCTCCTTCATCCTGGCCTCCATTGCTTCCCGCATATCCCGCTGCCGCTGTTCAAAGTCTGCCGGCACACTTTGTATCGAGTCCTTTGCATTCGCAAGGAACGTATCGAACTCGGTTCCCCACAGGTACGGCAGATGTCGGAGACGTTTGAACGACTTCTTGTTCTTCAGTTCGTTAGCTGCCCACTTCGCGACTTCCATCAGCTCATTGTATTGTGCGCCTTCACGTAATCGGTTACGTGCTTGCTTGTCCGCGCTGATCCAGATCGTCTTGTCTGACGTCGCATATACTCCGAGCGCGCGGAAGGAATGGTGAAGCGCGTTATGCAGAAGCATCTTGTCAATCGGAGTCGGAACAGTTGTGGGTGGTCTGGATGCGGTAGACCCTTCTCCTTTCTTCTTATTTGAAACCCCTCCTTGAGTTTGTATAGTAGAACTATATAGGGACAATCGGTCCAGGCTCGATTTCCGAGCCACTTGGTCTTTTGTCGTTTGCGCGGGTACATTTACAGAACAGCGGATAGATTTTTCAGGTGGCTCGGAAATCAAGCCGCTATTTGGGGAAAGCGGCTCGGATTTCGGTCCACTTCCATTACTCTGAATGACCAGCATTCCTCGCGCAGCATCCACGATGGTGATGACACCAGCGGTCTCAAGTTCTCTGCGAGCAATCATTACAGAACTTCGTGCAAGACCTGTCGCGACACTCAGCGCTCGCGTTGATCCTTCAATCCGATCTCCTTCTCTTCGCATGAATCGAAGCGCGTACAAGCACTTCATAGCAGATCCACTCATACGACGAAGCGTTTCGATGTTCATGTAGCGCGTTGCTTCTGAATCAGGAATTTCCGATCTTGGTATGCGCGAAGGCGCTCCGCTCTGTGATTGGCCAGGTAGTCCTTGTCATCGATGCCAATGCCATCCCAGAAGTCAAAGATCAGAACCTCCTGCTTGTCAGGCCGGGGACGCAACGCACGACCAACTGCCTGCATCACCGCCGTTTCCGACGCCCCTCCACCAGCCAGGATCGCGACGTCGATTTCAGGGATGTCGACACCCTCTCTCATGAAAGGTGTGGCGACCAGGACAGCGCCTGTAGGCGCTGATCGAAACTGAGTAAGGACGTCATCGCGTTCTGTGTCCGACGTCGTTCCATCAATATAAGCGCGGAAGATTGATCGCAGGCCTGGGTTATCATCTAGCGATCTGACTATCGAACCGTACACCGTCTTTCCGTGAGCGCGCAACGAAGTGAGGACCAGCACCTTCTCCCCACGTTTGGCCGCATACCAGGAGGCCGTTCGAACGATGGTGCTGTTGCGAACTTCGTTCTTCGCAATGCCAATTGAATACGCGGTCTCGTGGAGTTTGGCACCCAGCTTCATCAACTGTCGAGGATTGTCTCTCCATGTCGGACAGACCTTCTCCCGAACAGTCGAGTAGCGAGGGTACGTCTCAGCCGGGACATGAAGGAACACAATGCGAGGATTGGCCAGGAACTTCATCTCGACGAGTTCCATGGTCTCAGCGACGACCATGGGAGGTCCGGTCATGCCCTCCAGTTTCATGTTACGAATCTTGTCCTTCCCGAGCAGTGTGCCGGAAAGCGCGATGCGCAGGGTAGCCTTCGTGCAGGCCAGCGAAACCTTGTAGAACATATCGGCGGACGCGCGGTGGGCTTCATCAAAGACGATCGCTTCGAATTGTTGCCAGAATCGTTCATTGCGAAGCATCGGTTGTAGTGAGTTGACGATCGCGACCGTGATGTCACCGACCTCGAACGTTCCGTCTCCAATCGACCCGATCGCTACGCCGGGCATGCGGTCCTTCATGCGCTTGATCGTCTGATCTCGGAGGACATCCCGGTGGACGACCCAGAGTGCGCGGAGTCCAGCGCGTCGTAGGATGTCCATTCCTATCTCGGTCTTCCCCGACCCCGTCGGCGACTGTAGGGCGATCCTACGCGCGTCCAGCGCCGCCTTGACGGCCTGTTCCTGATAGGGCCGGAACTGTACGCCACTCAGTGCGGGAACGAACGGCTGCCGAAAGGGCGTGTCTACGGCATTGATTTTGACCTGGTGACCGGCCGTCCTGAGGACATCCGCGATCCTGGAAACCAGACCGGACAGGAACCTACCGCGGGCCTGATCGTACATCCGAATGAAGCGGTCCCAGTGCCCGTACTTGAAGGAAGACTTGAAACGAGCCGCTGGGTCTTCGATTGTCAGTTCCTGTTGTACACATCGAATCGCTTCGATCGGACCGGACAGAGACGCCCAGACAGCACCAGCTGTGATGGTGATCATTCGGGGAACTTCCTCCTCGGGAGGTTTTATATCTCTTGAACCTCCCCGGAGGGAAACTCCGGGGAGGAGGAGCCGGCGCGGGGCCGAAAATTTACTTCGAGTTGACGACAGTGTGTTTCAAGCCTTCCTCCTTTCCGAGGCGCGTCTTGGCGAGAACGCCCCGGAGAAGGCTCCGGGGCGGTTTCACACATTGGCCGGAGGGCCCGGCACATCGGATCAACGATGTTCATGAAGCAGCTCATGTCACTGCCGGACTAACGTTCCATGCCTTCCTCCTTCATTCAGAACATGCCGGCGAAGAGACCGATCACCAGTCCGATGGGCCCGAGGAAGCCCATCCACATCGCGCGTGACTCCAGTGAGTCGATGCGCTTGGCCTGTGCGTCTACCAGCTTATCATATCGCATGAGCGCCGCCTCGGCTCGCGCGAGCGCCTTGTCAACCCTCATATCGTCGTCCTGACGGCGCTTCTCCCGGTCTTCAGCGATGGCCATGGCCATCTCACGCTTCCGTGATTCCTGATCCCGAAGTTCCAGCTCGCGCTTGAGACTGGAGATCTGTTCCGCGAGCGCTGCGTTCTCGGATGACAGCGTCTCTATCTTCGCCGAGTTGGTCCGAGCGTCGAGCAGATCCTCCGTTAACTTGAGGACCGCCGGTTCATCGAAGAACGCTCCCTCACGAGGCGCTGGGTCTCCAGGTGCCAAGCGAATCACTTCACCGAATGCTGGCGACGCGACGGCCAGAACGAGTAGGATAATGAAGGTCTTCATCAGCTAGCGTCCTCGCATCTGTTTGTGATTCGTATTCCCTTCGTCATTTGAGCGTTGACGTTATGACTGAATTGAAAGTGTAAATTCCCTCCTACAGCTTCGCAGTCCTGTTTGACGAAGCTGACATAGCGCACATCGATCCTGGAGCCGTCGGTAAAAAGCACGAAGAAGGCGAAGATGAACGTTGCCATTTTAGTACCCAAGCCTTTGAAGTGCTGTCACAGCCTCGGACACAGTCGTCGCCTTCGGTTGAGTCTGACGTGACCGTTCAAGCTCGATCATTTTGATCCGCAGGTCCGAGATTGTTCGATCAGAAGCCAGACGAGATTTGGCTTCCTCATCAGCCTTGAAACGAAGCCTCACTGCATCAGCCGACAGATCATTGATTCTCTTCGTCATGTCACGGATAACGGCTTGCGACGCTGCTCGTTCCTTCTTGACTTGTTCCAGATCATCTATCGTCTTGCGCCCTTCGTCAACCGTCTGACTTGGGTGATAGCGCCAGTTCCAGATCGCGTTGCCTAGCTGCATCCACATCACCAATCCAACAATGACGACAGCGACGGCAGCCCAGAACTTCCAGCTGGAGGTGAATCCCATCAGTGTTGACGCCACGCGACGAATGCTTCGATCCAGCCGCGCACAGTCTTCAGGTTCGTGACGACCAAGGCGATGACCAAGACAGCGATGACCCACACCATTTGGTTCCTCCTCTACTTCTTCAATCGCTGCTCAACCCGATTGAGCTCCCGCTCCATCTGCTCCAACTGCTTCCGCTCGAAGTCCGATAGCCTTCGCTTCTGACCTTCATTCCTGAGCTGGAAGATCTTGTCCTCCAGCGTTTCCTTCTTGATCTCCAGCACCGCCTGGCTGGCATCAGCAGCGACGGTCATGATCGCAGTATCCTGGGCGTGGAACTTCACATCCGCTTCCCGACGAACGAGGTACTTGTCGTCCATCTTGACGAGTGCTCCCCACCCGATCCCAACGATGACCGCAAGCGAGCCAATGACCGCGGCCCATCCTTTCGTAGTCGTGACCAGCTTCTTCAATGGACCGGCACCAATCTTCTTGGCCATCAACCTTGCTCCACAGGAGGCTGATCAATGATAGTGATCCAAGTCGGAGCTCCGCTCAGCTTGAGCAGCAGGGCCTCCAGAGCGAGTCGGCTGCGTCCGATCGCATCCTCACCCACTGTCTGGCCGACCAGGATGCACCCTTCGGTGTCCTTGTCGGTGTTGCCGGCATGAATACGGATTCCCTCGAACCCCGGCACGCCAACCAGCAGCGGTAGGATCGTCTTGAACCTCTGCGAGTGAGTCATCTGCACCTGATACCTCCCGGCAGGAATCGCCGTATGGCCGGCAATCTTTGCCTCGTTCGCTCTGGTCGTTGGGTCCGGGTCGTCACGGACATGGTCTTCCAGCGTGTAGCATTCAAAGGCCCCATCGATCTCCAGCGTGCCGGTTGTGCTGTGAGACGTGAATCGCGTTCGTCGAAGTGTCAGCTCCATTTATTTCCTCCTATCGATCTTCTCTTCCAGTCGTCGGAGCGCATCCTTGATGTCTCGGATCTCCGTGGACAGTGCCGATCTCAACTGTACGCCTTCTCCCTGTAGTGCGGTCACGCTCGTTTCGATCCGGGCGAATCTTTCGCCTCTGCTGACCAGCGCCTCTTCCTGTATTGTCTTGATCTTGATCACCAGCGCTTCAACCCGATCGACTCGCTGGGTCACTTCCGCTAGGCTTCGGTCCTGGCCTCGGACAAACGTATTGACCGTGAATCCTAACATCGCACCGAAAGCAGTCAAAACTATGGCGGCAGCGAACTGCTGCCACATCGTTCTGCCACCGTTCTTCGGTTTGGTCATGGGCCGTGGTCCTTTGGAGTTGGGTACGTCGGGTCATCGCTCCAGCTCTTCCAAATGATTTCACTACTGCCCTGGTGATTCGGTACTTGTGTTCCATCAATAATGATACCTTCACGCTTCAAGATGTGCATATGCACCGGCGTCGAGTCCGTGACACACAGCTCATAGATAGTGCCGTGCTCAATCTTCTGGGGGCTCCGCACATCAATCACTACTGCATTTTGTACAGCAATGACGGAGCAAGTCAATCCGATCAGGACTGCTGGCTTCACGTGCCTTCTTCCTTGAACCGACCGACTGGGCTGAGTATCTGCTGGCTGTTGATCACCTGATAGGACGTGGCCGCCAAGAGCGGGGCCTGCCCGTCCTCTAAATCCAGCAGCTGCTTCACTTGCTGCATCGCAACATCCTCCGGAGGAAAGTCCTGAGCTGCAATGGAGAGCGACGGAGCCCCAGTATCAAAGTCCCACGCCTCAACAAACTTCCGGCCAGCCTCGTCCTCCTTGGTGTCGTACATCCAATCTCGCTTCAGCACCAGGAGCCCTCGGGACTGATACTTTGCAAGGTCTATTCCAATCTGAATCGTTGTGTTGCTCTGAGCGTGTGTCAGGAAAACCTGAATGACCGCGTCCTTCTCCTTCCGCCACACCACGTGATAGCGGTTCCCAGCCATGAGGATAATGTTCGAGCCATCATCCTTCACATTGCCCAAAGCAAAACGATCTTCGTTTGTCGCGGCTGTTGCTACGTTCGTGGTGGTAAATGGAGACAGCGTCGCCAAGAGCTGGCCAGTATCTGTCACGACAAACGCCCCGATCTCCTTTCCAAAGAATGGACTGACGACCGGCACGAGTCGACGAACTCTGTCAACCACAACCGCAATGACCGCTGGTATACGCTCGGCGCCCTGTTCTTCGATTGCACTCTCAAGCAGGATCGATTGCTTGATGCGATAGGTCCAGTTGCCAGGCTCCTCAAACGATTTCTTGATGTATCGAACACCAATGTTCAACACAGAGAGAGATGAAATTGGAGGCACCGAGACTGTTCCTGACGAGAATGGAGTGTACAGATTTGACTCAGTAACTAGCGACGTGCTGTCCACGTCCAACATGTTCGCGCTTGCATCAATGAACGGGAACTTAGTCTCCTCCCACAAGTGCATCTTCCTGGTGATCCACCCGCTCCCATCCGGGTCCGTGAAAGACAAACGCTCCGTCACTCCAGTGCCCGCCAAATTGAACGAGAACAAGTTGAACGAGCACGTGGTCCCGCTACCAGGAGGAGACGAGTCAGAGAACAGAGTCTTTACCAACATCGGGTTATACCGAATGGTCGTGCGGAAAATGCCCTCCAGCGTGGCAGCGTTCTTCAGCGACATCCACGTCACGGTCTGGTCCTGCATATTGACAACTATGAAGTGGCCTTCGCCGAATGACCCTCCTCCAAAGTGCCCTCGAATGGGAGACTGCACGACTTGAGGGTTGCGCGCCGCGGAGACTGTAGTGACCGCGCAGTCCGGATCTCCCGGGGCTTCCGGCGTCGGGTTGCCGACTCCTCCAGAGCTTGTGAGCGCGTCTCCGGTGATGCTTCCTGTCCCTCCACTTGAAAGCGTATCGCCAAGGTTGTGCAAGTTGAACAACAGCACCAGCATCAACTTGCCATCTCGGCTCGTCCCGAAGTCTTGGATGGTGCCGTAGAAGACACGGCGCACTAGCTCAAGACTGATGGAGTCCGTGAACTCAGTATTGACTCCATTCAAGATGTCCTGCAACTTCAAGGACCGGGTGACTGTACGATCATCAACAGTGTCAGCCTCCACGTCGTCATCAGTCACGATAGATACGAACGCTGCACCGACTGTCTGTGTCTTATCGAACTTCTGGCCCCACACCGCGGCTTCCGCATGGAAGTGTGTGACGAAGCTGTAGACATTGAACGTGCCGTTCGCCCCGTATGGCTGGAACTTCCCGGTCAGTGTCGCGGAGGCAGCAAAGGAACCGACTGGAGTCGTCTCGCTCTGCCTCGTCAGCTCGAAAACATAGAACTCCTGTACTATGCGAAGGAATGCATAAGGGTGTGCGCCTTGGTTGGTGATGTCTCCTGCTGTTGGAGTGCCAGTGCGCACAACGAAGTGCGCCCTGTCCTGTCCCCACCGCACTTCGATCGGCGTGTTCAAGTTGGCTGGAGACCCGGCCCAGTTCGATGACAGACCCAGAGGGACGTTCTGATTGGCGTTCCTGAACCAGATATCGAGTACTCCGTTATTGGTAGCAATGAATAGCTCCTCGACGATCTTGCCTCCTCTAGGCGATGGAGTCTCTACTGTAGTACGGCGTGCGGAGTGCTTAATGATCGTCAGAGGCCGCTTGTCCTTCCATGCGACCACGACACGCTCACCCACCTGAACAGGCCCTATACCGGAGATGGGAATGCGCTGCCCAAGAACTTGTGCAGTACCATCATCATACGTAGCTTCGACACGTTCGAAGGTGGTCGGCGCTCCTGACGGGGACAGACCTCGGGTCTTCTTGATTAGTTCTGTGAACGCCTGACCAATCGTTGGATCAGGCACGGCCGTGAATCGCGACGATAGTGCCTCCACGTCCTACGATTGGCTGAACCCATACAGAATCACCAGGGAAAAGAGGTTCATCGGTCGTGCTGACACTTCCGGTCACCGAGCTACTGAACTGCACTGCTGCGCTGTCACCGACAGTCGAGGCGATCCGAGCGCGCTTGACACCTCCTCCAGTCTTCTCAGCGATCAACCGCACTGCTTGAGCGAAGGTAGGATTTGGCATCAGACCATGACCGGCACAGCGAACCAGTACACGGAACGCACGTTCGAAATCATGGAAGGCTCCTCCGAACTCTCGTCATACCTCGTATTTACTTCTAGCACGACCGCAGGCTTCAACTCAATCGCCGTCGCGTCAGGCTTTTCCAGTCCGTAGAAGAAGACCGCTGATCCCTTCTTCAGCCACGGCATTGTGATCGCATTGAACGTCAGTTCAACTTCCCATAGATCAGATCCAGCCCTAAGTTGGGCCATGATGTACTGGAGATCCTCCAGCGTCAAGTTCTCATTGCTGTATGTGAAGTCAACGGCTCGCGGGTCCGTCGAAATGGTCTCGTCCAACTGGATCGGAACCAGCATCCCGGTACCGGGAGCGCCTGGGTTCCTTGGATTGAGAACATCCTTTGGAATAAAGAACGTCTTCGATCGACCAGGTCCTCCAGGTCGTAGACCAGCGCCTGGCGTGACTTCGTGGTTCAGAATGTCCCATCGGTTTCCTTTAGTGTTGAACTGAAACGTCGTCGTCGTCAACTCATAGAGTAACGGTCCGACGTCTCGATAGTGACGAATGACCATTTCCCGCTTTTCCAGAGCGCGACTTCTCAGATTAAGTTCCCGCTTCTCCGTGGTCGTCATCGTCAGGAAGTTGTCCGAGTCATACGCGAATCCAGATCCCTCTGTCCGAAGCACTTGGAACGTGCCGCTCTTGTCCGCAGGATGAATGCCTTCTATCGTTGTCGTTCCACTCAACTGGTTCGGTTGCTTCAGGGGTCGCCCGCCTTGATCGTACTCAATTGTCTCCCAGGTATTGACGACCGTCTCTCGCTGGGTGAGTTCCATACCGTTGCCACGCTGAGTCAGCGTGGTCTTGGTTTGTCCCAGCATGACACCATCAGGCATTCGATACTTCATGGATGAAGACGTCTGAGCCAAGATCAGTCCGTCCGGGCCTCGTACGACAGAGACCTCGCTGGACGTCACGTCCTTGATGTTTCGCTCTTCGATGTCAAGGGTTGGATCACTAAGTTCGAAGGCCGCCACTCCCACATCGTCCTTCGGCTGGATCAGCATGCCGTCCAGGATCACACGGCCAAGACGCTTCGGAGGTCTCTTGGTTATCGTTAAGTCCTTGATCCGAGCGTCGCGGATATGGAATCGATACGCCGATGCCTCGATTGGCTGAGGTGTGCGATTACGAACGATCACGACTGATCCTTCAACGAAGATGTCAACCGGCGAGGACTCGGCCTGACCCCAAGGTTCAGCGAGTTGGCGAAGAATATCGAGCGGTCTCCCTGACGCATTGAAGTCCACTCGCAGTTCGTAATCCCGAACCTGCCACGAGACTTGAAGCATACTGACTTCAGCCATCACGTCCCCTGCAATTTCCGACGCTCTCCAACGGCCGGTCGGCGCGATCTCCGGCTTAATGGCCTTGATCGATACATCAGCGTCGACTCGATCAGCTGTACCGCCTTGCGCTGCGCCGCGAGGGTACGTCTTATTGACTTGTCGATCCAGTGTGATCGCCATGCCATCACGACCCTGAACGGTCGTGATGATCTCATCAGGAGTAACACGAATGGTATATTCGTCAATAACTCCGTCGACGAGGTGAGAGATTAGAACTTCTGTCTCATCCGCCTTCATGAGACCAAGCTGAAGCGAAATGCGGTCGGTATCATCTGCATCGACCCACTCATCCGGTGACGCGACCTCAGCGTCAAACTGATCAGCAGGAACGCCGAGGTTTGCGCGAATACTAAAGCTACTCGCATCCAGGTCAGGCATTCTTGGTCACCCGTCCTACCGGCATCATGATGTCATCTCCGATGTTTACCGCTGCGCCTCCGTCGACCCATGAGCTATCAGGGTTCGTTGGCGCTCCGCCAGATGATCCGCCGGTCCCCGTGTTCGCATTGAACAAGTCGATGATGTCTCCATTCAGAATACGCCATTCGTGCGCGAGTGCTAGCAAGACCTGGATAACATCCCATGAGTGCTCTAGCTCTGCGCCTTGGATGGTCTCTCGAACAATGTTCCATTCGTGTAGTAGAGGCGTATCGAGAACATGAATGACGTCCCAACTGTGAAGCAGATCGAAACCTGTACGGCCAGAGATTTCAACTGGAGCTGACCCGGCAGTCTGGAGAGTTTGGAGTGACTCAACCGGGATCTCTGTCCCGCCGAGAAGCAGCTCAGTCCCGCCGCTCTCCACAGGGATCTCATTACCAGCATCAGCGCTTGCCGAGATCTCAACTGGAGCAGAAGGAGACGCTTGAAGACTAGACAGCACTTCGACTGGCACTTGATTGCCAGCCGTGACGTCAACGATTCCCCATTCAACTGGAACAGTCGTGCCGGCCGAATGTTCCGCAAGCCATTCAACCGGAGCGCTCGCTCCGGTCTCTAGCGGCTCAGTTCCATCCCACTCCATCGGGATTTCGTTACCAGCGTCAGGACTGGCCAGGAACTCAACCGGCGCGCCTCGATTATCCTGATCCAGGGCCAGACTCTCGGCAGGGATTGACGTTCCGGCCTCAAGTGTGGCCTGCGACTCAACTGGTATCCCAGTCCCGCCATTCAGCTCATTTTCAACAGTGGCCTGAGACTCCAGGATGGGGGAGCCTTCTCGAAAGAATGAAAAGGCTCCTGTGTCGGTGGTGTGTAGTACCGGCACACCATCGCGGAAGAACTCGAATGCGCCGGTGCTCATTGAGATATATTACGAGACGCTAAAGTTGTCCCACCACGTCAGCATGTCCTCTCTCTTCGATGGCACCTCCAGGAACATGTCCACCACACTAGCGCGAGGTAGAGTGAACGATACAGTGATCATCTGCCAGTCAGTGCCCGAGATCGCTGAAGCCGTAGCGTCCGCCACAAGTCCAGAGTCAGCGCGGCCTCGAATACGGACCAATGGATACGGCGCCTCGTCATGATCGAAGAGGACATCAATCGTCACTCCGTATGTACCAGCCTCCAACGGTAATGAGAAAGGGCCAACACGAGAATCAGGACCTTGCTGGAATGATGGTACTGGGTTTCCGATTGTCAAAGAGGGCGATGTATTCCTAGGAAGAAACTCCTGGCCTTGGCTACCCTTCTTTAGACGAACACCCTTGAAGTACTGAGACCCAACCTGAGACTGAGCCCAGATTTCGGCTTGCTCCTTCGCCTTTCCGATGTCTCCCAGGTCCGGCACAACCTAGTTACTTTCCCACGTGTCGCTGGTCTCCAGCACCCACGCTCCAGCGTTCTGGGTCTGCTTCAGGATCAGGAACGTCTTGCTGCCCATCTGGAATGTGTCTCCGTCCGCGAACGACGCGATGGCATGCTGCTGGTGCCACAAGCCGCGGAGTCTCCCGCGCAGAATGGTATCCACACCCTCATGCACGTGGATGGGAGCGAGGTACAGACCTCCGTCTGCTGGGTTGGGATACGTCATGGTGCCGAGCATTATCGACTGAGACCCGGTATCACCGTCCCCATGCTTGCCCACTTGTTTCGAAGTGCCGAGACCTGTGTAGGGGCGGGCCGCATAGTGACCAGTGTTCACAGCGCCAAAGGCGGACAGCTTGTCAGCGTGCTCGTTTCCAGCAGCTCCGCTATTCAGAACTGTACGAGCGATTCCGACCGTGCGGAAGCTGTCACCAGTCACGAAGCTAAAGAAGTCCCCGAAGAGAGCTCCGATGTACGCGTTCGCGGTGTCACCGGATGCCATGAACAGATAGCAGGTCTTCTCGTCGGCCAACACGACCCACGCTCGTGCAGTCGCATCCGCCGTCGTGGACTTGCGTAGGACGAGCCCGTTGGTCACCTGGGCCACGGTGGGGAAGAGCGCGGACAGTGTGTCGACATCCGATGCTGATTCGGCAGGCTTGAGTGTCGCTTCCTTCGCATCAGTCAGCGGTGAAGCGCCGTCATCCTGAACACGGAAGACGAACCCGTTGCCTCCTCCCTGCCGATACACCCGCTTGCTGGCATTGGAGAACTGCTCGGTCCACCCTGTGATCGTCACGAAGTTGACGGTTGGGTTCGTGGATGGAACACCTGTCATCCGCACTCGGACCCAGTACTGGGTCACGCTGTTGACGCTGGTGGTCGCCCAGCTGCCTGGGATCGTCCATGTGACCGTACCATCCAACGAGAACTCGGTCGTCCCGTCCGTGACTGAAAGGGTTGCCCAGGATGCACCGTTCCAGTACTCCCAGACATACGTACCATCGGTCGTGCCGGCGGTCGCGACATCAAACTTGGCACGATCGAATACGTTCGGCATGCCCATATAGAACTCATCGGACGTGCCTGGCGTCTGGAACATCGTGAAGGCTGTGCCGCCTTCCAAACGAGCCTCTGTCGTGCGATCCAGGAATGAGCCGCCACTGACCGCAGCAAACGCCTTGTTGATGATGAGCGACGCGCTGAGCACCTCGATCAGCTTGTCGACTTCACCTGAGAGCACCGGCGCTCCCGATTGCGTGCTGCGGAACAATAGCGGCTTCATTCTGTTCTCCTATGCTCTGATCACACCTCCTAGACCGTGTTACCTCGGAGGCGCGGCGTGTAGGTCGTCTTCTGCGCCGAGTCGCCGTCGTCCAGCGACAGCTTGAGCCAGACGCCCATGGTCTCGGCAGCATCCAACTGCAGCCCGTTCACGTCCTTGTCCGCGCTGTCGAACGCCGACACGCCGGCCGAGGGCGCGACCTTCCGATTGTTGCCGACTCCGTTGGTCCCGGTGCCGTCGTTCACCGTCTCCTTGGCGAACGTGATCTTGGTCGAGGGGTCCGACGACTCGATCACCTTGGCCGCGGTCAGCGTCAGTGTCGCGTGCGTGTTGGCGCAGAAGATCTTCTCGTAGTACGCGACTGCTCCCCCGCCCGGAGCATTGGCCGATGCGTTGTAGAACGGTCGGCGAACCTCCAGGATCTCGAATGGAGTCTTCTCGAAGAGGATGCCCTTCGAGATCTTGAATGTCGTGGTGGCGTCGGGGTTCGCAGTCCAGATTCGGTTGACCCGAGCCTTCTTGGTCGCACCCGTGTATGCGACGACTTCACGGATCTGGAACTGACCCGTGCCGCCCGTCAGGCGAACGACCATCCCATTGTAGAATCCGTCGACGGCCGAAGCGGCGGCGTCGAGGATGATCTCGTCGTTCGCGCCGCCAGCCTGCGCTGTGTTCGATCGAACCGCGGTGACCGACTCCAGCGCAATGTCGCCAGCGGTCGATCCGGACTTGATCGCCTTCAGGACGCGCTCTGGAGTGGCCGCGTAAACATCAGGGGTCTGCCCGTTCAGCGTGTTGTTCTCGCTGAGCAGAACACCCGTCGCATCGCGGTAGAACACCTCGACGTCGTCCATCGTGTCCCCAGCGTCCGACGACACGATCTGCATACCGCCGTCGGCGGAGCCGATGTCGATGAACATGACCTTCTTGTCAGTGTCGATGGCACCACCGATCTCTGTCGGCGTGTCGTCATCCGGCATCGACTGTGAACCGAACCATCTGAGATCGCCGGTCAGAATAGACAAGGCTTTTCTCCTTCTTCCGTTTTAGACTTCTACGGCCTTGGTCAGTGCGAGACGACGGTTACCTGCCTCCGATGTTGCGCCTGGCACGACCCGATTGACCCAGAAGAACCTTTGCTCTCCGAACCGAAGTACCGCCAGAACCAGCGCTGCCTGCACGAAACTGCCCGATGCCGGAGGAATCCCGTAGCTCGGTTCGGTTGTCAAGTCTCCAGCGGTGACAGCTCCGCCATTGTCAATGTATGACACCGCAGGCGCGATGGATGCACGCAGCGCGCTGATGTAGCTTCCCGAAGATGTCGACCGATAGATCCTATACGTGTCGGCACCTGGAACTGCCGTCCATGAAAGCGTGACACGCTTGGTCACATCATCGACATTGACAAAGGCTTCGAATGAGTTCGCCATCTCGACGCCAGTCGCATCGATCGCGACAATCCTCCAGTATCGAATGCCTGTTCCAGTCCAGACACCGCCGTCAGCCGTTACTCCCAGGACTGCACTCAGGTTCCATCCCGCTGTGGTGTTCGTAGTCGGGATCGTCCCCGAGACTGTCGCGTCTCCGTCATCCGTATACGTGACAGTCCCGCCCCCAGCGATCGTCGTCAGTAGAGCTGTCGGTCCGTACGTGCCTGAAGTCGTCGAACGCCAGACTCGGTATCCAGTTGCTCCGGTTGGCTGCACCCAGGTCAACAGGACTCGGTTGTCCACGGCTTCGACATTGATGACGATCTCGACAGAACCGATTGTCTCTCCGAGGGCGTTAGTCGCAGTGACTCTGTAGAAGTAATTTCCGGTCGCAGCGAACGCGCCTAGTGAGTCGTCAAGCAGTTCAGCCTCGACAGTGTACGGAGTTCCGACCGTCGCGGAGTCCAGCGCGTGTCGAAGGAACGTAGATCCGTCGTTGCCCTCGACTTCGGTGATCTGTAACTCGAACCCAGCGGCCGGGCCCGGACTTGATCCCAGCGCTCTGTCGCCGGTGTTCTCGATCCCGAACTTGATCGACACCTGATTGCGCCCAGCGAACGCATCGACCCAGCTCTTCGATGTGATCGTCAGCGCACCATCCCGATCGAGGTACTTGACTGATGGTGGCATGTCAATCGCCAGTGTAAGCTATACCGCGCAGCTTCGTCAATGCGACGACTTGTAGCTCCATTGTGTATTCGAAAAATCCAGGAATGAACGTCGGCTCCGGTTCGAACAATGTGATGAAGACTGTTGCCTCTGTTCCACGATAGTCGACAAACGCGTACGCGGCGCCTCGCACAGCATAGAGTGCCTGAATGGCGTCGACCGTTTCCTGATCCAAAAACTGGCCTTGCGACTCCAGACGAAGTGTTATGTCCTTGGCTTTGAGTCCGAAGTCTTGGATCGTTACGCCACCAATGGTCCGATGCACAGACGACCGCTTGGCCCAAGACGTATCATAGGTCTTTGGGTCCGTCGTGAACTGGACCGGCGCTGATCCAAGGAAGACTGACGAGATCGGTGTCATCAAAACCGCTTGGCCTCAGCCGCCAACTGCTTAGCGAGGTTCCCGACGATTCGATCCTGAAGCAGCGTCACGATTGCAGCAGACCCAGCATTGATACGCCCTTCGATCGTCGTAAAGGTCTTATCGACCTCAGCGCTGATACCGCCGAGGGCATTGATGAACGCGGTCGCGCTGGTCTGGAGTCCAGTGCTCAGAATGTTTCCGATGCTCCCGAACTTCTCGACAGCTTCTCCGAAGAACTGGATCTTGTCTCTCGCATCTTGCGCCGCAGTGATCCTGTTCAGATCGATGGCGACGCCGGTATTGAAAGCTGTTGAGACTTCCGATACCAACTGTGCGCGCTCCGTCTGAATCCGTTGGATCTCATTCTCCAGACCGAACTTGGTGGTCTGAGTGACACCTTGACTGCGAAGACTTTCGATTGCCTCCTGAGCCAGCGTCTTCCCTACAGAGCTGGCCTCATCGCGCATTCGCTTGGTCTCTTCGAATACGCGGCGCTCAGCAGCAAGGCGCTCATCCCTCGTTCTGTTAGCGGACGCCGCGATCGCTTGGTCTCTTGCTATGACTTCCTGAACTGTGGCTTGCCCTAGCGCACGGCGCTGCTGGAAGAGCGCGTCTTCATCGGCCTGCCTTTGCCGAAACAATGAGAACTCATTTTGCTGAGTCTGTGAATTGAAGTTCTGTTCAGAGATGACACGCTGAGATGCCAGTGCGGCGAGCTGCTGATTCAGCTGCTCCTCTTTGGAACGACGTTCCTCCGCATTCAGACCAGTGCTCTGCCGCGTCGCTTCTACCTCACGATCAAGTGCTGCCTTGCGCTGATCAAAGCGTTCCCGATCCAAGTCCTGTTGACCTTGAGCAGCTTCTCGATCAATCTTCAGTGCGTCCAGCGCGCTGTCAGCGCGTTGCTTCCGCTCAGCGACTAGGTTCGAGAGCAGGTTCTTCTGCTCATCAATTCCAAACCCAGCGCGCTCATCTGCGAATTGCCGAGTCTTCGCCGCTACTTCATCCAGTGATCGAATGATCTGCCGGCGAGCCTCATTGTTCTTAGCCAGTCCCAGGGTGTTCTGTTCGTCAAGTTGGTTTAGCTCTGCCTGAAGAACCCTTTTGCGCTCACCAAATCTTAGAACATCTTGGGACGCAAGTAGAACCTTGAGATCTCGTTCTGCTTCCTTGATCAGAAGTTTCTTCTGCTCCTCCGTGATCTTTATGACCTCATCAGCCTGCTTGTCAAAGAGCGAATTGACCTGAGGTATAGTTGTCGCCTGCTGGATCGCTAGATCATTGAACTGCTTCCGAAGCTCAGCTGCCGCAATGGCCAGCTTCGATTCCTTGATTGGCCGCTCGAACTGAACAAAGACTTGTTGTAAGGCAGCTCTAGATGTTGCGAGAGCGGCATCGAACTGTTCAGTTGATTGAAGAATAGTCTGGAACCTTGTAACAAACCCGGCGATCCCTCCGCCGCTGATGTCTTTTAGTTGATCATCAAAACGAGCCAGCTCGTCCGATGCCTTGGCCACCTGACCTTCAAGCGCTCCAAAGTTGCCTTGAGCGAGCGCTCGATTGGTCTGAAATTGTGTTTCTCGAACTTCGTTCAATCGACCAATCATTGCTGCCATCGCTGTCGTGAAGAGAACAGCACCAGCAGCAACTATTCCGAATGCAGGACTCAATCCACGTAGAGAGAGACCAACTCCAGCCACCTGAGAGATTACTCCTCCAAGCGCTGGATTGAGATTGCCGATCAGACCAGACGCGAGCTGCTTCGCTGTCCGCTCGCCGACGCGAAACTTGGTCGACATCTGATCGACCGATTCTCCGGTCTTTCCAAACGTTGATCTAACTTTGTCCAGGTCCTTTGTAGAACCCGCGAGAGAGAATCCAGTCTCTGATGTCTCTTTCAACTCACGAGGCAGTTTCGTGAAGTCCGAGAAGAAGTCCTTAGGAGGGCTGAACTTCAGTCCGATCTTCTCGATCTGGGCTGCGCTGTCTGTTGCTCGGGCGACTGCCGCGTCCAGTTGTCGATTGAGCAAGGAGCTGTCGGCTCCAAGCTGTGCGATAACTGTCGCGAGTGTTTCGTCTGGCATTACTTCCTCAGCCCCGGCTGTGTTGCAGCGAAGAACGACCGCACATGTTCAGCACGAACCCTAGGCACAGAAGCGCCCTGCATTACGATCTTCGCTTCCATGGCCCACCGCTTCATCTGTTTATCCCTTGCAGAAGGCGTCAAGAACGGAAACGCTGAGACTGCCGCGTCATCGATCAGCTCCGCTGCACGGATCTCAGGAATCAGGTTGATGTACCGTTCGATCTGTCTCGCGGTCATCTGCACTATTGCGCCGTGCGACCACCCGTAGAAGCGCGCGACTCGGGCGAAAGCGAAGGCGAGTCGCTGGACTTCTGCTCGACGGCCTGCACGGCCTCGGCCAAAGGGCGTAGCGTCATCTCCATAGACACGAATCCGATCTGAACGAGCTGACGTCGCGACATCGTAGTCAGGACATCGTCCGGGATGTCGATAGCCATCAGCTTGCATTGAGCCAGCAAGAGTCTGGTTTGTTCGCCCCAGTCCTTACTGGCCTTCTGCAACTCCTCCAGCCGAAGCAGCTCCATGGTATCGGCGTACGTCATGTCCAGGAAGGCCTTGACGTGGTACTCAGTCCCTTTGAACTTGAACGGAACCGGCACCGGAGCGAAGGCGTCCAGGTCCGCCATGAGTTCGCTCCGGTCCGTCTTGTCGTCTGCCATCTTCGTCGTCTCCTGTTGTCAGTTGCCTTAGATGATCTGGTCGCCGAAGTAGCCCCACACGCCCGCGCTGTCCGGCCACGCTTCGAAGTTGGCCGTGATGACACGCTGGTCGGTCGGCGAGTACGGGAACGTCACCTCGCCGTCGACTGG